TTTTGTTTTTTTTTTTTTTTTTTTTTTTTTTTTTTTTTAATGTAGTCTTAATTGAGCATAGAAATACCATGGACAAGCACGCACTACACTTTACACTGATCTTCCTTGCGTTGATTGTGTTTACTAAATTGTCATTTGATGCTCTTATCATTGGCACAGCCGCTTTGTTTATTATTCAAATTAAAGGAATTAAGCTATGATGAGTCTCTTTCTAATTTTTATTGGATGGAACTTTATCAAGCTAATACCCCGTATCATGGCAGGAATTTAAATAGACTAGGATACACCTTGGAAACAATGAAACAAAAATTAATTGCTTCTATCACAGACCGTCTTGAAAATGAGGTAAGCCCACGTAATCCTGTGAAGTTTATGCAGAGTATGGGACCTTCAGATTTAGTAGACGCCGTAACATTGATCCTACATACATTCACACGAGGTGGTGGTAGCTTCTCCAGGAAGAGTAAATCATTACCATTTATGGCAGAGATTATTTCTGGTATTGGCCATTCTATTCGTAGTAGAGCTAAGCTCAAAAAAGACTCCTCACTAGCAGCTAAAAGTGGTGCATTTCTTCTTTGGTCATTTGAGAAATATGGTATTGTTAAAACGTATCTCGGTAAGGGTAATGGTAAGCATGCAACATTCCTTGTAGAGACAATTGATGAGGAAGCACTAGATGAGTTGTTTGCTTCTGTAGTGATTAACAAGATTGAGAAGCTGCCATCTCTTGTACCATATGAGCCTTGGACAACCACTAAGCATAGCTGTGGATCTGTAATGGTTAAGACTCAAAACAGGGGAGTACTGAATGAGCTCACAATACAAACACACCCACTTGTCTTTGAATGCCTTAACAAAGCCCAGCGCACTGGTTGGAATGTTAATAAGGATATTTACCCGATCTTCACGTGGGCCCTACGCAACAAAGCCGAAGCCTTTGCAGACATTTGGGACATGCAAAACCCTGAGGCTAAATCCTCGAAGCTACGGGAAGCAAGGACGGTCGGATCTATTGCTAAGCGCTTTCTTGATGAAACGTTCTATCATTAATATTGGTGATAGTAAAACTTTGTGAATTCAGAGAACAGCCCATGTGGCCAACCCTGAGCCAAGCTTGAACACTAGTGTTCTTGAAGGTGCAACGACTATCCCGGGAGGGAGTACACTCAAGCGAGTGGAAGCGCAAAGGCGGTTGTTTATACGCATGATATAGTCTGAACTTATATGGCAACATATAGCAGTATGTGTAAATCTCGACAATTTACTTAGAAAGACAAATATGGAAATTTGGAAGCAATATAACAGTTTTTATGAAGTTTCAAATATGGGCCAAGTTAGAAGTATGACTCGTATGGTTAGGAGCACGCATGGTGGTGAATATTTAAAAGAAGGCCGAACTTTAAAACAGTATGATAACGGAAATGGGTATATGCAAATTCAAATCTGTATTAATGGCCATAACAAAACAGAACGTGTGCATGTTTTAGTTGCAAGAACATTCTTAGAAAACCCCTTAAACCTACCTAAGGTGAATCACAAGGATACTAATAAGCTAAATAATAAATATTCAAATCTAGAGTGGTGTACTCAAGCATTTAACGTGGAGCATGCAACTAAAGCTGGGCTTATGATTAAGGAATTTTCTTTAAACACTAAGTTAGTTGAGGCAGAAGTTAAAATTATCAAACAAATGTTCTTAGATGGGGAGACTAACAAAACTATTGCTGAAAAATTTAATGTGCATAAGGGTACCATCAACTGTATTCGAACTGGCCGTAATTGGTCTCAAGTTACAATTTAGGCTGTCGAGAGCCTACACATACGGGTATACCCTCGCGAAGTATACTGAACAAACATGCTCTATTACTACGATTTCAGAGGACGGAAATATCCTTCAAGTGCTTACTTCCATGAACAAGGCACTGATGTATCCAAGGGAATGCTTCTACGAGCCGATAAGAAACGCATTGGAGAGCAAGGGTTTTTCTGGCTACTCATATCAATCGCATCAAATTGGGCAGGCGATGCTGGTAGGGAAGACAATCAAAAGACTGATAAAATACCATTGAATGATCGTGTACATTGGGCTCTGGATAACAAGGAAATTCTACTGTCGTATGCTGATAGCCCAAAGATCAATCAGGGTTGGATGAAGGCAGATAAGCCTTGGCAATTCTTAGCAGCTTGTAATGAGTGGTTTAAACTAGAAACATGGAAAGTAACAGGCGGTTATACTTCAGGTCTTAACTTTAAGTTTAAAGATATTGATTATGAGAGTCATCTCGAATGCTTTATTGATGGTAGCAACAATGGATCACAGCATCTTTCAGCATTAACAAAGGATGAGATTACAGCACCACACGTTAATCTAGTACCTCTTGATTTGCCAGGTGATTTGTATAAGTATGTAGCAGATCACGTGTGGCATAAAATGGGTAAAGAGTACAGTGTCATACATAAGAATATAATCAAAGAACTTGAGGTAACAATCGATACAATTACAGATTACAAAAACCAGATTAATAATGCACCTCAAAAGTCTGAATTGCGTAAACAGCTAATTGAAGAGATTATCAGTTACAAACTAAAGAATAAAGAAGCAGTTAAGGATTCAGCAGTTGTATACTGGTATCGTATTAAAGATAGTAAGCAGAAACGTAAGATTTGTAAACGTGGAGTAATGACGTTGCCGTATGGTGGAAGTTCGTATGGTCTCGGTCAGCAAGTTATTGATGATGCCCGTAAACATGGTATTGAGCAATTGATGTCCATGGAGCATGGTTGGGGCGCTTATATGGGTCGAATGATCTTTGAGGACTGTAAAGAATCACTACGTCGTCCAATGCAATTGTTGGATGTATTTAGAGATGCAGGTGAGAAGGCAGAGAAGCGAGATGAATTCCTATCTTGGCATACTCCAGTTACTAACTTTCCAGTTGTTCAACATTATGTGGAGGGTACTGTAAAGAAGACTTACATCCAGTATGGCCCACCAGTTGGTGAGAAACTTAAAACAGGCTACTATGAAAATACACGACAACTTCACATTTGTTTTATGGAGGATCTTCAAAACTCTCCAAAGAAACAAGCTAGTGGTGCCAGTCCTAATGCTATCCACAGCCTTGACGCTGCTCACCTTACTCTATGTATTAACCGCTGTGACTTTCCTGTTACAACTATTCATGATTCCTTTGGGTGTCTGCTTGGTGATATGGCTGAGCTATATGCTGTTGTTCGGGAAACATTTGTAGAGTTATACAGTGGTCCAGTTCTTGAGAACTTGATTGCTGAGATGGGTGGTGATATGAGTGCTGTAGAGATTGGCACATTGGATCTTAAATTGGTTTTAGACAGTGAGTACGCATTTGCGTAATAGATATGAAAAAGAATATTGAGCTAAGCATTATCCCAATTGGTGAAAAAGTATTTGTTATCCAAGGTGAAAGGTTTTCTGAATTTTCACATGTAGCTATTGCTGTTGTTACAAAAATCAATATTGAGCTATCTTCAAAACTAGTTGAAGTTGAGTATATATTTAATGGCACTTTGCAAGCTGCCTCATACTTAAATACTTTTGACACTTTGGAAGGAGCTGAAAAGGCTAATACGGATTGGGGATACCGTTCTACATCTACTGAGTATCTTAAATTAATGTATCACTCCTCAGTAAGAGGTAGCTCCGACGTAGGTTGGCATGCCCCTAGTAAATTCTTCAAGGCTAGATCATGAGACTTGGAAACACTTTTAGTGAGCTCTGTACAATCTTAGATATCACAACAGAGATTGATAATGATACTAAAAATAAACTATTTGCAGATATTAAACATAGTTTTGAAGTTGATAACGCATTAGATCTTGTGGAAGACGTTGAATTTGATCTCTTGGAAATTCGTGGAGGCTACTTTTATCTCATTGATGATGAGAATGATGTACATGAAATGAATGGTCTACTTGTATATCAGCTTGATCAGACTACCTATAAGAAAGAGTTCATTGGATTTGATATCGTAGGCTATGTAGAAAATACTGATATTAAATTTGGTATGCTTATCACAAACAATCAGGGTGGTAACATGTTTTACTTTACACCCAAAGGACTAGAGCTCAGTGGTTTAGGAAGTTTCATTAATATTGAAGAACTGGAAAAAGAATGCTGATTACTAAAGTCTCTGGCTTGACTGGCAAAACAAATCAAATGGAAATTCCAGTAACACAGTTTGAAATTGACAGTTGGATGTATAGTCGAATACTTACCCAAGATGCATTTCCAAAGTTGAACGCTGACCAACGAGAATTTTTGATGACTGGTTCAACATCTGAAGAGTGGAATCTATTGTTTGGTGAGGACTAAACGGAATCAATACTGATTCCAACCCGTTAAATTAACCCCCTCTGCCTCCCCCGTTAGCTCTATAAGGTATAGTAGTAGATAGGGATAGAGTATAGGGACTAGTAGTAATAACTAATAATAGTAAGTAGTAATAGATAGTATCATAAGTAGTAATATAAGTCAATAGACTTCAACTAATTTAATTAAAGAGTATACCAAATGGCAATGTACAAAAAGTGCGAAATCTACTTCCTTAAAGCTGATCCAAAGCGTCCAAATGCTCGTTACAATAAAGAGAATCCAACCTGGGAAGTTCAACTTCGTACTACAGATATTGAACAGCGTGATGAATGGCGGACTGGTGGTTTGCCAGTAAAACTCTTGACTGTACTTTCACCTAAAGAAGAAGGCCAAGAAGAAGAAGAACGTACTAAGACGCCAGTGCTTACTCCAGATGGCAAAAAGATTTATCGTGTTAACATCAGCAAGCGCTCCTTGGATAAAGAGAAGAAACCTGCTGAAGCAGTTAAGGTTATCAATGGTCGTTTGGAGGATATCGATCCAAATACAGTTGGTAATGGATCTGTTGCTAATGTACGTGTTTATCACTACGAAGGTAAAGATAAAGAAGGCAAGCCTAAGACTCAGTCAATCCTAATGGCTTTGCAACTCACCAAATATGTATTGTATACTGGTGGTAGCCGTGATGATGACTTTGATACTACCGATACTGAAACTGTTATGGCAGATGATAATGATGACGAGCCAGCATCTGCAGCACCAGCTAAGAAAGAAGTTAAAGCACCGCCTAGAGAACTTGGCGACGATTTCTAATAAGTGGTAAATAGCATTAAATAGCACTACAATGGGAGAATCTAAATGGTTCTCCCACATTATTTAATACCAAAGGATCTATGAAATACCTTTACGAAGTTGTTGATTATGGTAGTACAAGAGTATTTGATATTATTGATCGTTGGGATGTTAATTACAATTTACCAACTATTGGTTATATCCGAGTAACTAATCAACTTACGAATGAAATTGCCTTCATCATGAGTGATAAGGCAGCAATGATTGAGTGGAATGAGATGCTTGGTCGTGAAGAGTCATGGTATAAACAAATTCCTTTGAAAGAGAATATGCAAACAGTTGAAGCAACTAAAGAGCTGGTTAAAGAATCACCAACAGAATTTAAACAGAACTACAATGTAGTAGGTAAGGCAAGTCATTATCAAGATATCATCCCAGGTATGCAATACCAAGATGTGATGTGTTATTTGCTAAAAGATAAAGATCCAGTAGAGGCTAGCTTGCTTACCCAAGTTTATAAATACCTCATGCGTAGTGGTAAGAAGGATTCTGTAGCACAAGAATATAAAAAGGCACTTTGGTACTTCCGTTACCTAGTTGCTTATATGACTGCTAATCGTGCAATCAAAGCTGAAGAAGTGGATACTATCCTTGGCACTGCTACTCGTGAAGAAGTAGGTGAAGCATTTAATGAAGGCACTAAGCATTCGGGTGATGAAGGTGAATACTGGAAGTCAATCGCTGAAGCTTTAGGTAAAATGCTTGGTGCGGATATTGTTACAGAGCGGCATATTCTTACTGTAGGGTCCAATAAACTAACACAAAAACAATACTATGAAATGTGTTATCTAATAAATCCTAATGTCTCTAAAGAGATGGGATATCCTAAGTAAGCTGTTCACACCATTTTAAATCCAAAAGGATAATATGCATCTTGGTAAACTCAAGATCCCAACCCGAAAGCTCTTGTATGACATTGAGACAGACGGCTTATTGGTAACAGTTAGTAAAGCATGGATTATCGGATTTGATGATCTAGTAACAAATGAACGTAAATGGTGGTTAGATGGTGATCTAGGCTGGATGGAAGAGTTTGATGATGCTGTTCTCCTAGTAGGCCATAACATTATTGGCTATGACTTACCAGCAATGTTTAAAGTCTTCAGGTGGAAGCCTAATCCATTATGCAGATTCCATGATACGATGCTAATGTCTCAAGCACAGAACTACCGTCGATTTAAAAATAGCCGTCACAGGCTTGAAGATTGGGGTGAGTTCTTTGGTCTGCCTAAGGGTGATCATAGCGATTGGACTAAGTGGTCTCCAGAGATGCAGACTTACTGGAATCGTGATATGGATCTAACAGGTAAAGTTTATCGCTACCTGATTAAAGAGTTTAGAAATATTGTAGAACGTAATCCACTGTTTAAGAAGTCACTTCAAAACGAACACAGAGTAGCTCAGTTCTGTGAACAAGCAGAAACAGCTGGTTGGCTATTTGATCGTGTAGCAGCTGAAGCCCTTCTAGCAGAAATGGAAGTAGATCTAAGAGCAACAGAAGCAATCATTGTCCCTAAGCTGTTAATAAAAACTGTACCCATTGATAAGGCCAAAGGTGTAGTAGAGCCCAAGAAACCTAAATGGTTACTTAGCGGTAAGTATGATGCACACACTTGTAGGTTCTTTGAGATTGAACCTGAGACTGGCCAAGATGAAGATCGATTAGTAGAGGGTCCATACTCCAGGGTTGAGTTCGTAGCACCTACACTCAGCAACATGGATGATGTTAAACTGTTCTTATATAGTATAGGCTGGGAGCCAGATGACTGGAACTTTAAGAAAGACGAATCGGGTAAAAGCGTCAAGACCACGCCAAAGCTTTCAGAATCCTCATTGTTGGCGTTGGGCGCTGACGGCGAGCTTATTAACACGTATACTACAACTAAATCCAGGCACTCAATCTTATCGGGATGGCTTGGTAATCTTGATAGCGAAAATAAACTACATGGAGGCTGTTTTACAATTGCAACTCCCACTGGACGAGCAAGACATTCCATACTTGTTAATGTGCCAGGAGCTGATGCGCCGTGGGGTAAACAAATTCGTTCCTTGTTCATCTGTCCGCCAGGCACTAAAATTATTGGTGCAGACTCGTCAGGTAATCAGTTCCGAGCTCTCTGCCATTACTTAAATAATCCAGAGTATACAGACATTGTTCTCAACGGTGATGTCCACCAGAAGAATGCAGATGTTCTTACTGAGATTCTTTTAGAGATCAAAGAGTATCTTAAGGGGCAGAAGACGCCTCGCAAGACCGCTAAGCCATTTATCTATGCCATGTTGTTTGGTGGTGGTGGTGATAAGCTCTCCCTGATTGTTATTGGTCGTCGTAATAAGAAGATTGGTAATAAGCTCAAGTCAGAATTTATGGCTAAGATTCCTGGCTTTACTGAGTTAGTTGATAAGATTACTGCTATCTACTACAAGACAGAGCAACGTGGTAATCCTTATATCCCAGGTATTGATGGTCGCAGGATTTACTGTGATTCATCCCACAAGGCTTTGAATTATCTTCTTCAAGACTTCGAAGCAATTAGCTGTAAAGCTGCTGTTGCTTACACAATGGATAAGCTGGAAGAGCTTGGCATTTGGTATGAGCCTAAGATCTTCTATCACGACGAACTGGAGATAATTGTTAAAGAAGAAGATGCAGAACAAGCTAGGCTGATCTGTGTAGAAGCATTCCAAGAAGCAGGTAAACATTTTGGAATGATGATTCTTGATGGTACAGGTAAAATTGGAGACACATGGTACCAAGTTCACTAGGAGATCTATGAATCACGGATGGTTGTATACACCCGGCAAGTACGTTTGTAATACAGGAGGCATTGCTAATGATCCTGAATATCAACTTTGGACTCAATTAAAACAACGCTGCAATCCTAGTTTTTGGATTGGAAATCCCTCCTACGAAGGCACTACCGCGTCTTCAGAGTTTATGAATTTTCAAAGTTTTGCAGAATGGTGTAACTCTCAAATTGGGTTTGCAAGCCATTACCAGTTAGACAAAGATTTGCTTGTTAAGGGTAATAAACACTATAGTAGAAATACCTGTGTATTTTTACCTATGAAACTAAATTGTCTTATACGATTAAATAAATATCGTAGAGGTGATTTACCAATTGGGGTATCTTGGAACACTGCTAAAAAGAAATATCAATCTACTATGAAAGTTGGTGGCCTAAATATATTTGTAGGCAGGTTTAATACTATAGAAGAAACTTTTTTCGCTTATAAAACAGCTAAAGAAGACTGTATTAAAAAGGAAGCTAGCTCTTACCAAAGCATGATTGACCCAAAAGCATATCAAGCACTTTTGGATTTCAAGATTAACATAGATGACTGATATACCAAAGACGAGCATAAAATGAAACGTAAAAACTGTATTCCATTTGTTTGTGAAGCTTGCTGTAAGAAGCATTATACAGAAGATTCAAGTGCTAGTGATTATATAGGCGGTATTCTCTTTGCCTTTGTAGTATTATCTATTATCATAACCTGTTTACTGAGCTAAATATGAGATCTGAAATACAAAGCATTACAGTAACACTGTCACGGCGTGAAGCAGAAGCTGTTATCAAACGCTTGCTTAATGGTGAAGATGGTACGGTGTTGTATATGCGCAATGATCTAGCAGACAGGCTATACCAATTGCTAGAGCAAGAATTTGGAAGTACCACTGTAAAATGAAAGACACCTTAAATGACAGTCTCAGAACCTTCTGTAAGATGCTACGAGACGCTTATGAAGAGGGCTACGGAAGGCCTTCTATTGAGAGGACGATACCAAGCATTATGGAACAGCGATGGCAAGCGTCAGAAGCTAAGACCCACCATGATTTCTTTTGGAATCAGATTACTGACTGATAGTTACATCCCTAGAACAAGTAATTAAACAGCTATACATAACCAAAGTGGAAATCTCAAATGAGAATAACAGAAATCAAGTTTGATAGCATTCATAATTGGAATGAAGAAAAGTATCCAGAGTACTTTAAATCTGCAGAGTTAGAAAAAGAAAAGAGACCTGGCGAGTTTGCTGCAGTTGGTCTTGTATTTGCGGATAAAGTAATGTTTGGTAATGAATCAGTACTGCTAACAGACAAGCAGCTGTTAGATGTATATCTCTCAAAAATACGTTTCGAGGTAGTTAAGGTATCAACCGTAAGTATTGACCCAGAAGTATCCTTCACCAAAATAGCAGAAAAATCTCAGCAGCCATCTACTTACACTGACTACGGTGATTCATGTAATCCCAACTTCAACAAGAGAGTAGAAGTTCATATGCCAGGCCAAGCTCTATCCTTGTATAATGAAATTATGTTGCTTGAGGATGCTTGTTGTGATGCTCTTCAAGATAACTTAGATAACGGCTGGCGTATTATTGCTTCATGCCCTCAACCAGACTCTCGTAGGCCTGATCATATTCTTGGTCGTTATAACCCGAGCTATGTATCTAAAGGTAGGGCTAACCGTGGGTAACTATGGTAAAACGATTTACAATCAATCACCTTTAAACAAAATCCTTCAACAGTCATATAAACTAGAAAGTAATAAAATGAACACTACCGTAAACAGCAACCAAGCAGATCCACTCGTCAAAGCATCCACCCGTCGTATCAAAGAGCCATCCGTTGCCAAACCAAAGCCATCTGGCAAACTGGTAATCAATGCCGATCTGGAGAAACATAAACGCCCTAAGATGGTTGCTGATATGGCCAAAGGCCAAGTGTTTGTTCGTGAAGGTAAACTCTGCATGCGAGTGCTTAATGTTTGCAATAACAATGTCAAAGGTCAAGCAAGTAAAGCCGATGAACTTTGGATTATTAATCTGAATGAAGGCAAGGTATTGCTGTCCAGTAATATCCCAGTAGAATTGGTTGATATAGAAATCAGTGTTGTAAACAAGTAACATGGACCCTAGAATAGTTAGGTTTGCAGAGTTTGTGTTAGTAATAAACGGTATCATATTCCTAGTAGAAGCAGTATACCACATCTTTAGTAGTTAAACAGCAACATCTAGATAGAAAGATTTATCATGCAAAAATCCGCTCAAGCACAAGAAGTAGCCGCTCGTCATCTGCGTTCGCCAGGTCATCAAAGTTTTAATTTGACACCTGCTCAAATCAACAAGACAGGTAAAAAGAAAGCAACCAAGACAGCACGTAAACCAGCCTACTAACACTTGATCTTGGGCTCATTCGTTTGGGTGAGCCCTGAAAGAATATAATGGCTGAAAAGAAAACAAGAGTATTGATTATAGATGGCGATGTACTATGTCATATGTCATGTAAAGAGCGTGAAGAATCTGTTCATGGATTTATTGCTGTTGATGATGACGGTAATGAAATCAAACGAGAATCAGCTGAATATACAGAAGAAGAAAATGAAGCTTATCTTCAGAAATCATTTCTTAACCTTCAAAGTATGATCTCTGGTATAATGAAATTTTCTAAGGCTGACTATCATGTCATGGGTGTTAAAAGCTCTACCAATTATCGTGACTGGATATTCCCACCAGAATTCCTTGGGACACCAGAATCAAGGGGCTACAAAGCGCAACGTTCAGCGGGTAAGGAGGAAAAGCGAAACACATTCGTACCCAAGCTCCGACAAATGGCGATCGACAACGGTATCGCCATCGAATCGCATGACCGCGAGGCGGATGATCTATGCGGAATATGGGCGACAGAGGCCGAGGCAGCTGGTCATGAGTGGATCATGGCATCGATTGATAAAGACTTGCATCGTATCCCTGGCAAGCATTTAAAGATCAAGGACTGGATGATTATCACAGTCAGCCCTAATTACGCTACTCGGTTTGCTTATGAACAGTATATCATGGGCGATCAGACAGATAATATCCCTGGTATCCCGAAGATGGGTCCGAAGAAAGCAGAAGCAGCACTTGAACCTTATGATACAGAGAGAGAATTTCAAGCTGTAGTAATCGAAGAATACCGTAAGTACTATGGCCGTAATTGGAAGTCGTACCTGCTGGCTAATGGCAAACTACTGTATATCCAACGTGCAGTTAATGATTACTTCCATATTCGTGGTTGGGCTCAGTTTGAGAAAGAACCTGATTGGGATGTAGTCGAAGAAGAACAACGCTTGGCTAAGATTGCAGCTGAACTAAAAGAATCACAGAAGATTCGTAGACCACGTAAACCTAAGGTAGAAGAAAATGTTTGATTTTGATACTAGCGAGGACGATAGCGGACCTATGCCTGACTTTGATCCTGAGTCTTGCCAACATTGTAACAGTGATGATGTCAGCTGGGATTTCCTAAACGGTGTATACATTTGTGATGATTGTGGGAAGACACAATAATGGTCACCAAAGCAGAACTCGCAGCAATGATTACAAAGGTTCAACCAGTAAAAGAAATTAAACAGAAGGAAGTGCTAAAGACTAAAAGCAAAAGAGTGAAGTTAGTTGATCCAAGACAAATAGATTTGATCACTCCAGCACCAATTGTTAAACGTATTAGTCGTAAAGATTATGCTGGTAATGGTCATTGGTCATTCCCTGAGCAAATGGCGACCACTAAGAAGTTCGGATTTATTTATGTTATCCGTGATCTTAGAAATAACATGGCTTACATCGGCAAGAAACAGTATCGTTATGCTGGTGACAATCATGATCTAAAAGGCACAGAATCTAACTGGCCATGGTATATGTCTAGCCGTGATTCAATGGTAGAACAAATTAAGCTTCATGGTAAAGAAAACTTTGAGTTCATTGTATTAGAAGAATATTGTTCCGATCGAGCTCTTGGTTACGCTGAGACATGGAGTATCATGAGGGCAGAAACTCCTTCAAATCAAGACAAGTGGTATAATCGGCTTGTTAATAAAGTATCATGGTTCTCTACTGAGGCTATATCTTCAAGGCATAAACATCGTCTTGATTGCATCATTAATGACCATCCTCTAGATGTAGTTATCGTCAGCTAGGAGTATTATGGGTAAGGTTATCAGACGTAACCAGCCTTGTCTAGATATAGCACGCTGTGGTTCGTCAGATGCTAGACAGGTGTATGAAGATGGTGGTTCTAAATGTTTTTCTTGTAACAAGAGTTTTAAAGCTTCAGAAGACACAGAAGGTACATCAACTAATATGGCTAAAAATTCAAATGAAGAGTTTGAAGAAGAAGAAACAACTAGAGTACAGAAATTTACTGATGGTAAAGACGTAGTAGACTACACAGCCAAGCTCGAAGAAATCGGTAGCTTAGGTAGCAGAGGTTTTCAAGAGAGGCACATCACTAAGACAGTGGCTAGCTTCTTTAATGTCAAAGTTGATTATAACTCAGATGGTACAATCAAGACACATTATTATCCTTATCTGAGTGAAGAGGGTATTGGTTACAAGGTTCGTAAGCTTCCAAAGAGTTTCAGCTTTGTAGGTGCATTTAGTGGCCTCTTTGGTAAAGATATATTTGCAAATGGTGGTAAACGAGTAGTTATTACTGAAGGTGAAATTGATGCAATGAGTGTTGCTCAAGCTTACCACAGTAGGAATCAAATTATATATCCAGCGGTATCAGTAAAGGCAGGTGTAGATACTAAGGCCTTAATTGAAAATCGTGAATGGCTAAGATCATTTGATGAGATCATTTTATTCTTTGATAATGATGAAGTAGGTCTGGCACTAACACTTAAGGCTATCTCTATACTTGGGGTGGATAAAGTACGTATTCCAAAGTACCCAAGTGGCTGCAAAGATCCAAATGAAATCTTAGTTAAAGAAGGCGGAGATAAGCTACTCCGCTGTATCTGGGATGCTGAGAAGCATCAACCCGCAGGTATCATGGGTCGTAGTGCTCTCAAGACTGCGATGAAGGCCAAGAATGCAGTTAAGTCTGTACCTTACCCAGAAGCAATGCGAGGTGTACAGAGTAAGACTAAAGGTATGCGTAAGAGTGAGATCGCACTTTATATCTCAGGTACAGGTTCTGGTAAGTCCACAATGATTCGTCAGAATATCCTCAACATTCTAGAAATCACAGATGACAAAGTTGGTATTATCAGCCTCGAAGAAACTCCGGGTGAGACCGCACGTAATCTATCCGCGATGGCGATTGCGAGGAACCATTCAGCGGAAGAAATTCCTGACGAGGACATGGATGTCGGATTTGATAAAGTATTTGGAGTGGATGGAGAGGACGAAAGAGTCATTGTACTTGATCATCAAGGGAGTATCAAAGACGATTCAATCGTTGCGCAGCTTGAGTATATGGCTCTCATGGGTTGCGGGTATTTATTCATTGATCACATTACTATCCTAGTTAGTGAAGGTGCTGAAGGTTTGACAGGTAATGAAGCGATCGATAAGATTATGAATGATCTTCTTCGTATTGCTAAGAAGTATGATGTTCATATCGGCCTAGTATCTCACCTTCGTAAAGCATCAAGTGGTAACAAATCATTTGAAGAAGGCCGTCTCCCAAGTATTGATGACATCAAAGGGTCTGGTAGTATTAAACAAGTATGCTTAGATATTATTGCCTTTGCTCGTAATATGACAGCTGATAATGAGCCAGAAAGAAATACACTATCTATGTCAGTACTTAAATGCCGCCATACAGGTCTAACAGGCCCAGTACCTGGTGCTTATTATAACTATAAGACTGGCTTACTAGTTGGTCTCGAAGATGCACCAGAAGAAGATTTCAAAATTATTGATTAATCAGTTTAACTAGAAAGCAATAAATGGCTGATGCTAAGTATATCGTAGTTGCTCATGAAAATAAAGAAGAAATGTTCATCTTTCCAAATTGGATGAATCATGTAGATTTCTTTGATACCATCCGTGCTTATTCTCACGGGAATTATCCAGGTGATCATGACCAAAGGCTGGGTATGTCACAAGTAGTATCAGCAGGTTTTATAACATACAAAGGTGGTTGCTATGGACGTAGCGAAAGCCTTAATATAGATTCACGACCATCAACAGATACTTATTTGCTAAATGCAATTACAGGGAAGAGTAGTAACTATTAACAACAATCCTCTGCGTATACTTTATACCATTTAAAGAGTAGGGCAACAGTAATGAGGAAAGAATGCCTGAACCAACAGTAGGACAATCAGTAGCAAATATTAAAACATGGAAAGACGGTTATGTCGATGAGTACCCAGAGTTCGGTGTAATTGCTGATCAACAAATGGAAATCTTTTGGCCTTGGTCAGAGATTAAAGTATCTAAAGATAAACAAGATTTACTGGTAGGTGTTACAGAGTCAGAAAAGCATGGTATCATCTCCTCTTTAAAATTATTCACTAAATATGAATTGTTTGTAGGTAATGAGCAGTGGGGTGGGCGAGTATCTAAGGCTTACCCTCATGTATCTCCACAGAGGATGTCAGCAGTGTTTGCTCACGTTGAGTTAAACAGTCATGCGCCATTCTATAATGAGATTAATAAAGAACTAGGTTTGGCGAATTATGCCTTCTACACATCGTACCTTGAAGACCCTATCCTAGCTAGCAGGATGGAGCATATTAACAGTGTAGTTGATGATAAAGATGATGAGCTTTCGACTTCTATGTTCTCAATCGTTGAAGGGGGTGTCTTGTATAGTGTGTTCGCTTATCTTAAACATTATCAAAGTCAAGGTAAGAATAAAGCACAAAATATAGCTCGTGGTATTAACATGAGTGCCCGTGATGAGAATTTGCATTCCATTGGTGGTGCGGGTCTTGTTAAGGTAGCATTAGCAGAACAACAACGTTCGTCTTATGAAATGAAGGCTTACCATCAAGCAATCAAAGAAGGTGTAAGCAAGCTGTTTGAGCATGAGTGTGCTATTATTAAGAAGACACTTGAGTTTGGGCCAGTAGACGGTTGGGATGAACTTGAAGCAATTGAGTTTGTTAAGAGTCGTTTGAATATCTGTTTGGGTAATCTTAACCTCCCTGCAATGTACACTGTTACCCACAATCCAATTGCTGAATGGTTTTACAAAGGTATTAACAACTACCAGATGAATGACTTCTTCCAAGGTGTAGGCCGTGAGTATAAACGGGATTGGGATCGTAGTCGCTTTATTTGGAAGAAGGGTTAATATGAGTACCAAGATTGATAGTAAGTATGAGAAGCTTAGTAAAGAACGTAAGCAACTGCAAGCTGATAAACTAATGCCTGACTGGTGGTCCACTGGTGCTTGGCAGTTGTTTAAAGGCAAGTATATGTATGCAGCCACAAATCCTCGTCAACAGTTCAAACGAATTGCTGATACTTTGGCTAAGCATATTGAAGGTAAATATCCAGAGTGGTGGGCTGAAGAGTTTGGATTTGATCATGATGGTGTTCCTTATGCCCCAACATGGGCTACAGTATTCTTTAATGAACTTTGGGAAGGTCGTCTCTCAGGCTCTACACCAGTAGTCAGTAATACGGGTACAGATCGTGGCATGTCAGTATCCTGTTCTGGCAATATTATGCCCAACAATATTCATGGCATCTATGAATCAAAACAAGAAACTGCAGTACTTACGAAGAATTCCTTTGGTACGGCCTCTTACCTCGGTGCTATTCAACCACGCGGTACTCTTACCAATAAAGGGGTCGTCGCGTCTGGCGTCTTGCCTATCATCCAGGGCGTCGTTCAGGACATGGACTATGTTTCGCAAGGGCAGTCGAGACGAGGTGCCTGGGCAGCCTACTTACCACTAATGCATGGAGACTTCGATGAAGTTGTTAGTTATCTTGCAGAAGCTCCTGATGGTCTGCATATTGGTTGGTGTGTTAAAGATAGTTTTAACGAAGCCATGGAAGCTGGAAGTGAAGTCGCAAACTATCGTTTCCAAGCAGCTATGGATACGAAGATGGCAACAGGAAAGGGTTACTTCTTCTTCGAAGACAAGGTTAATCGTCATCGTCCACAGATGTACAAAGACCTCGACCTTCGAGTTGTGGCACCCCAGCTATGTAATGAAATCCATCTTCATAGTAGCGAAGACCTCACTTACACTTGTGTCCTTAGTAGTCAAAATCTTGTCCATTGGGATAAAATTAAGAAGTCTAAAGCTACCTTCATTGCCCAAGTCTTCCTTGACTGTGTAGCAGAAGAGTTTATCCAGAAGGCAGAGGGCGTTCCAGGTCTTGAGAAAGCTCTGAAGTTCACCAAGCTGTCTCGTGCTACCGGCCTAGGCGTCTGTGGCTTCCACACGTATCTCCAGATGAACAGCATGCCATTTGACTCTATGGAGACACACTTCTGGAACAATGAGGTGTTCGACCACATCCGTGACCAGTCCCTGGAGGCTTCTCAGTGGCTGGCCCAGGTTCTCGGTGAGCCTGAGTGGTGCAAGGGCTACGGTGTTAGGAACACACACAGGCTGGCCATCGCGCCCACCAAGTCGTCTGCCCTGCTCATGGGTGGTGTCTCTGAGGGCATCAACCCCGACGTGGCCATGACGTACAACCAGCTGACACCTGCCGGTGAAGTTGATCGTGCTAACCCGGTGCTTTTGCAGCTTATGAAAGATCGTGGTGTGTATGACGACAAGCACATGCAGGAGATCACTGATGCCCAGGGCTCTGTACAGCTAGTAGATTGGCTTACTGACCATGAAAAGAAAGTATTCAAAACTGCATTCGAAATTGATCAACGAGTTATCCTCCGAATGGCTGCTGCAAGGCAACAAAGGTTGTGTCAAGGTCAATCCCTTAACTTGTTCTTTAGCTCATCTGAAGATGAAGAGTACATTGCTGAAATCCACTCAGAAGCTTTCAAGAATGAATGGATCTTCGGGCTCTACTACTGCTACTCAAAAGCGGGTATTGTAGCCTCTAAAGGTGAATGCGAAGTCTGTCAGTAATTTTAGAAGTTAAACAGTAGTCAAGGTGGGTCTGAAACTAGGCTCACCTTTTTAATCAAGGTGATTATGAAAGCTTCTCAAGTTTTACAAGCTGGTTTAAATATCATTATCGATCCAACAAAACATACTAAAGTTTTCTATGCAAGAGATGAGAATGGTAGCCAATGTAATCCGTTAGATCCAAAAGCGACTTGCTGGTGCTCAGCAGGTGTGTTAGATAAGGTTGTCACAGATAACGGATTAAAGATTCCTGTACATGGTGCAAAGGCTGCTCGTTACTTAGTCTCTGCTGCTAACTTTCTTACCCTTAATCAAGGCAGTAAACAACTTAGCTTTGTAGAGTTCAATGATTACAAGATGCATCCAGAAGTAATTAACATGTGGAAGATTGCAATTAATACAGCCATTCAGCGAGGCGATTAGTATGACTTGCATACGGATCCCAAATGGTATCATGTGTTTGTCACCTACATTCAGATTACCATTAGCAGATGGTACTCATGTTTATATGGAGTGGCATAACTACTGTGGACCAACATTCTTTGCAGATAAAGCTTGTCGTAGGCAGATTGATGATTGGTATGAGGAACCAAATGAGCGTGGTTACTACATCCGTAAGGCATTACAATGGTTCGTTAATCGTGGAGAAAGAGCATGACAGTTGCTCGTTGTAGTCAATGTAAGTATTATAAAGAAGATTACACACCACAACCTGGTGCTAGCTGGGACCGTTGTACAGCAGTAAAGATTTACAATAACTTTGATGTTTACAATGATGATGGCTATTGCATGAGGAATGAAGAGAATAACTGCAAAGAATTTAAAAGAAGTTTAATTAGCTATATAACCCCAGCAGCTAAAGTATTATGGTGGAAACCTTACATGTAGGAGTAATATGAGTAATTTTCTTAAAGAAGGTGATATAGCAATCGCTCAGTATTTCAATGTATTCCCAGAGCGTAATGGTGAAGAGTGTACTATTCTGAATAGCCTTCAGTTTACGGGTATCATTAATGATGATATGACGACTCAGGAAAATGTATTAAGGTATCGTGTAGAGTTTAGTGATGGTTTTGTTTGTGGGCCATTACCACATCAACTTCGTAAACGACCAGAGCCAGATATTAATCATGGAGATTCTGCCAATGATGATATGTACGAAGATGACCGGTTGGCAGCATGAGTGAAGTTAAACAGTCTACCCAAGACTGGTATAAACAAAGAAATACCTATAGGCTAGCAGTACTTCAGAACGCTTGGGCTCTTTGTAATGTATGTGGTGGCAAGTTATATGAGTTCGATGGTACAGAAGACAAAGGAGTACCATGCCCTAAACCTTTGCCAATGAAGAACGGCAGAACAGGGTGTGGTTATGACTAAACCAATGTCGTACAAAAGTTTAGTTCAAGTAATTAATTACTGGGTATTTAAACAGGACAACAAAATGCCAATGCCTTGCAACGACTTAGTAGCAGATAAACTTAACGCAGCAATACCTAACACCAGTACACATATAGATGATTGGATTGACTACGGCCCAGTCAATTACCACAAATTAACAGAAAGTGAACAAGATGAAATCAATTACGCACGCTGGTTCCTCTTTTACAAACGTTCTCCGGCAACTCTTCAAATGGCTTTTGCTAAGGCCATGCGAGAGCACAAGCTCTTCTGTGACTATGAGGGTGTACGCTACCGTTGCACTGGTGCTAGCCGTTTGGGAGATGTTTGGCTCACATCAGACTTGAATCAGGATTACGGTTACGAAAGGCGTGTAGAAGTTCTTAAATGCAGTAATTGGGGCAAAACAGCTTATACTCTATCTTAGGATAAAATGGCAATTCAGATTACTCAAGTAACAATCATTAAGCCACCAAAAGTACGTGGACCTTTGTATTGGTTCATTACACTTGGCCAGCTGATAGCAGCAATTCTCAGTTGGGAAGTCAATCACAGTATTCTCTGGGCGATGGTTCATTCGTTACTCAGTTGGTTCTATATTCTGTATTTTATATTACTTTAGAACTTAAACAGTATTAACTAGAGACAATATGAACAAACTAAACAGTGTCAAGTTTGCATCCACTAAAGAGTCTAGCCCAGCTTTAAAAGAGTTCTTGTATAAACTAGCACTACGTCAAATGTCTGATGCATTAAAGCAAGAAGCGTTCGATAACAACTTATTCAATAAAGAGAACAATAATGTTCAGACCTCTTCTTAGCCCTAACAATGATCCACTCAATACGCCAACATTCTTTGATGATCTTACATTTCCTCTGTTGGCTTCTTACAAATTTGATGGCATACGAGGTATTGGTAAAGATGGTGTTTTGAAATCCCGTAATTACAAAGATATTCCAAGTGCTCAAGCCCAAGAGATGTTTAGTAAGTGTCAAGAGATGGATGGTGAACTTATCTGTGGCTCACCAGTAGCAGAAGATGTTTACAACACTGCTCAAAGCTATATCATGTCAGGGGTTAACCAGAAAGTACATCCTGATCTAAAGTTCTATGTATTTGATTGGGCTGAAGAAAGTAAGGCTCATTGGCCATTCAAAGCTCGTTACTCCTATTTGCACCAAAAATGGTTGGAGCTTAATGATCCGCAGGTTAAGCTTGTTTACCAAAAAGAAATACTTGATTTAGAGCAGCTATTTGTGTATGAGGAGAAGGCACTTGAATCTGGGTTTGAAGGCCTTATGCTTCGTAACTATGAAGGTGTTTACAAGCATAATCGTGCTACTTATAAAGAATGGATCATTAAAAAGCTTAAACGACCAGTTGATGAAGAGGGCTTGATTGTAGGGTTTGAAGAAGGCTTTACGAATAACAATCCAAAGATTGACAATGAACTTGGATTTGCTAAACGTACTAGCCATCAAGAGAACAAAGTACTTGCAGGAACTCTTGGTAAGTTCTTGGTATTGTTCAAAGGTCAAGTAATCAAAGTTGGACCTGGTTCTTTCAAGCATGACGAACGGCAAGAGATTTGGGATAACCAGTTTAAATATCTTAATACCTGGTTGCGCTTCCGCCATTTCCCAATTGGTGCTAAAGATATGCCAAGACAGCCTCGCGCCAAAGGATTCTGGTCACCTGAGCATGCATCTTAATTAGAAAGAAGTAATGAAGACAATCAAAGAAATGCTGTTCACAATCTTAGGTGAAGAATGTGCAGAAGTAGTTCAAGGTCTTTCAAAGTGTGAACGATTCGGTATGAACCACATCAATCCACTTACACGTCAATCTAACTTTAAAGGTTTACAACAAGAAGTCATTGATGTACTCACTCTGATTAAAATGACGGGTGTTCTTGATAGCATGACTGAAGAAGATATCAATCGTGCCATGGAGGCTAAAAAGAATCGTACTTGGAATATGATGAGAACATCAGCATACCTCGGTACAGTCGAAAGCTCTTTTTAATATAGTAGTCAGCAATTAAACAGTAACAGTAACACCATAATTCAAATTACATAGAAAGTAACAAACAATGAACTATCAACTCGAACAATCTAAAGTCCGTAAAGCAATTGCTAAATTCTTCGGTGTTAAAATGAATTCATACCAAGATATTAGTGGTGTGTCAGTTGATACAGTAATGGATGAGATGGCAAGTTTGGGTATTATCCTAGCAGGTGGCGCTATTACTAGTGTATTTAGTAACCTCAATATTAATGATCTTGATTTCTATTGTAAGTATAGTGACTCACAATCAGTCAACAAGGTAAAGGCATTCTTCCAAGGATTTTGTGGCAATCCAAGTTTTGAAAGTAGCAATGCTCTGACTTACAAACGTAGGTCTACTCGCTCTAACCACGTTTACAATATCCAATTCATCACACGCTTCCATGGTAGCCCTGAACAAATCATGGATTGGTTCGACTTCACTATCACTCAAGGTTCATATGACTTCTTTAATAATGACTTTGTTTTGGGTGATCGGTTCCTCCAAGATATTGCTCGTCGTAAGCTTATCTTTCTCGGCAAGTCTATGTTTCCTATTTGCGCCATGTACCGTACTAAGAAGTACCAAGCTAAGGGTTACACTATGCCTGGCAGTACTGTTATGCACATTGCTCTTTGTATTGTACGCTTGAAGATTGAGACTTATAAACAACTCAAGGAACAACTGATGGGTATTGATACTTCCTATCTTCAGAACTTGTTTGATGCTCCCCATATGCAGAGTAAGTTTGGTGAGAGTCTCCCTTATGACTACGGTACATTCATCAAAGAAGCGTTTGACAGTATTGATGGCTTCGCTCATGAAGATGATGTTGATGAAGAAAATGGTTCACGTTAATTGTAATTTGTAATATTAGACAGTAACAAATAGAGCCTTCGGGCTCTTTCTCCATTTATATAGAAAGCAACAAATGAACTATTTTAACAAAGCCAATGAAATTCCTAGCAATGTTCTAGAATTTAAAGAAGACAAAAAGAGTAAGCTTAGCCTTCGCGAACAACTGATTGCTAAGGGTATTGGGGCACCAGTTCATCGTAGTAACGTAGAAATCATGGAACAACTCATGAACTACAGCAAGTTCGGTGCTATGAGCCAAGTGTTTATTATGGCCGCAATTCAGTCGTATGCTGGCACAATTATTGAAGGTGGTCGTCCCACTACTGAAGATAACACTGCATTCATTTCTCCAATGCTTTGGTTTGATTTGGCTAAAGATACTCAAGATCGTATTACCGCCATGTATAAGGAAAACAATGCTTAATTTACATACAGCAACTCTTGAAGAATTTAAAGCTATCAAAAGTGGTGACAAGGTAAAGATTCGTCGTAAAGGGCTAATGACTGCATTCGTTGTCGAAGACTTTAATAAAGACCGCTTTGAATGGAGTATTTATTTTACACACTCTAAAGATATGGGTCCAAAAAGAGGATCTCACGGATTTAGACACATCCGTTTTACAAGCCGCAGGGCAGTAGGTACTCGTGAAGAATTCTTTGAAGCAATTAGCACTAAACAGTTTACAGTAGATTAAATGTAACGAAGTAGTTAAACAGCAGTATCCATAACTAAATATAACTCCAACTAGGATAAATATGAACATTGCCCAAACACCTGCAAAAGAAGCCCTCAAACCATTGGTTATTTATCACGGTAATTGTACTGATGGCTTTGGTGCTGCTTGGTGTTTCTGGAATCAGTTTGGCGATTCATTTGAGTATTTTGCTGGTCACTATGGTAAACCAACTCCAGATGTGACAGATCGTGAAGTATATATTGTAGACTTTAGTTACAAACGTTCAGTAATGGAGGGCTTGATCTTTGCAGCCAAACATATTACTTGGATTGATCATCATGAGTCTGCTCGTAAAGATTTAGATGGTTTAGAAGCTGATAACTTCCTTAAATGCTTTGATAATGAACACTCAGGCGCCATGCTTGCTTGGGACTTCGTTGATTCAATGTCTAACCCTAGTATGCTCCAAGAAACACCACCTGAACTTATTCGCCATATCCAGGATCGTGATCTTTGGAAGTTTGAAATTCATGGTACTAAAGAAATCATGGCAGCAGTATTTTCTTACCCATTTGAGTTTGAAGTATGGGACTCCCTCATGGGTCAAGAGATAGAAGATCTTTATGAGGAAGGGAGGGTAATTAATCGTAAGACTCAGAAGGATGTAGCAAGTATTATCAAGACTAATCAGCGTATCATGACCATGGATGTAAATGGCTGTGATTACCATTTCCCAATTTGTAACGCATCGGGTGAACTGGCCTCTGAGGTAGGTGAGGCTCTGTATGTAGCATGCCCTGAATGGTTTGTAGGTACTTACTATGATACAGATAAAGAACGTAAATTTAGTCTTCGTAGTATGAAGGGTACAGGTGGTGATGTGTCTACTATCGCTGCTTACTTCGGTGGAGGCGGTCATAAACATGCAGCAGGCTTTTCCGTCCCACGTACTCATTATCTTGCCAAGGCTTGAACAATATGCGTAAAGCAATTAGGAAGCTACAATCTAAAATTGATATACGTGCCAATACTATCCAATTAGCAGAAAGTTGGATTGATGCAAAACCGTACCATAGACTTAGTGATACAGCGAAAGCTCTCTGGCTAAGAACACAAGATAGCCATGTGAGAGGTATTTCTATTCTCCGTAGCATCCAAACTCTGGAGAAGAGTGAAATTGCAGAGCTTATTAAGAAAGATCGTAATCCCAAGAAAGTTGGCAAGAAACACGGTATGAATGATGAACGCTACTCTGATTGGGTATTCCGGAGTAAGTGGTGGGACTCACTGTAGTATTTAGTAGAAAGAAATCATGATAGAAGAAATTCGTAAGCTACAATCCCAAATTGATATGCGTGCCAAAGATATTGCATATGCTGAAAGGGCAATTGTCAATGGCATTACCTGGTACTATAATCAAGAAACATTAGATGTTATGAAGAGTATTTTGCCTAAAAACCGTTTTGAACAAAAGACCGACAAGATCATGATTGGTACACTTATTCAGGATCAGCGTATTATTAATCGTAAAATCATCAATAAGAAACATGGCATGGATGATATGCGTTACCTTAACTGGTTTCGTTCAGTATAACTCTAGTAACAATATAATTCAATTTAAATAGAAAGTAACAATCATGACCAAAGTAACCAAAGCAGCAATCAACGTAAATGCAAACATTGGTGTAGCTATGACTGTAACTAAATCACTTGGCGATTACCAAAATGCCTTGGAAGCTTCTACTAAGTATCTTCAGAAAGCCCAACAAAGTTTTATCATGGCAAAGAGTATGCTCAATATTGCTAAAGAAGATCACAAGAAATGCAGTCTTGATATTGTGAACGAGTACTCCAAGGTAATTAATGCTTCTAAGGTTGAGCCAGTAGAGTTGGCATAATGAAGGCAGTAGCTATTCCATTCTGTATAGGTCAAACAAGGTATCCTTTGACTAGAGGAGAAATAGCTGTAGTTAAGCGTATCTTTGCTTGTATTAAGGGTGCTGAGATGGGTATCATGCCAGGTGATAAGCCTTATACCAAGGCAGTCAATCTACTACTTTGTGCACCCAGTAATGAAGCCCTTAAACGCAGACAAGATGTTATACGTGCCATAAACATTCAAGAGTTCTATTATAAAAGACCAATACGTAAAGGATATCAAGAATGAGTGATGACTTCAAGGCCCAACTTTTGGCCGCTCTGGCTGCCGAGGACTTTGCCCACAGTTTCCCCGGCGAAGATCCCAACGGCGTCACCAGCGACCAACCTGGTACCGAGCCGGTCCAACCTGCGCCTAAAAAGCCCGTGAAGGTCCAAGAGGCAAGTGGCTGGTAGTTCGTCGAGTATTGCCAACCCGTTAAATTAACCCTGAAAGGGTAGGTTGAACAGGCCTCGTGACACGCCCGCTGAAGGCAGCAAACGAACCCGTTAACTTAACCCAGTAATGGGAGCAGGAAAAGATCGACGACTTTTTGAACTTGGCCTGGAGGGCTATACTTCGAAGTAAGCGGGTCTGAGTACTGCACTAACAGTACTTTAGTTGTATTCAATTGTATTTCGTTATTTGTATAGATACCTCGTTCACCACAAAGATATTGCGGGAATTGAGGTATCTTATATGAAAGGAAGAAAGACAATAGCAATAAAGTCTATTTACCGATCACAAGAAGCAATACATAGTAACAATACAGTAGTTAAACAACCCATTTAATATCATTTAGAAAGATTTACATCATGACCAACGCTACCGAAAACCAAGTCCTGGATACCAACGAAGCCGCTCCAATCGTTGCCAAGAAACCAGCTCTGTTCAAGAAACTGGCTCAATTCCAAACGCCTGATGGTCTGATCTTCGAAACGCAAAAAGAAGCGGGTGAGCACGTCCGTAGCTATCTGGTTGTCGAAGCTGTTGCTGCTGTTGCTGCTCTGTTCACTGGTACCCAAGCTGGTAAAGACGCTGATGGCAATGATGCAGTGGTTCCACAAACCCTGGCTGAATTCCTGCTGGCTTCGAAAGCTGAACTGGTCAAAGCATTCGATGCTGCTAAAGTTGAACGTGCTCCAGTGACCGAAGAAACGAAAGCCAAAATGAAGGCTGCTCGCGCTAAGAAAGAAATCATCGCTGATCCGGCTGTTGCTGCCGATCCAGTCCCAGAAGTGGTTGCTGAAGTCCCAGCTGCTGCCGAAGAGTATTAATTGTACGGGGTTTCTCACCAATTGATAGTTGGTAGAGACTCAAATAAGTCCTGGTACCCGTCCTAGGCATCTAAATATCTCAAGTTCAAACTATTCACTAACGGCTTTCAATGCTACACCGTTATAAAAGTTGTTGTACTATCTAGCAACGAGATGTTTGTTAACCCTTCACTTTCCTTAATTGGATTGATGAAGGGTTAAATTTTTGAGCCCTTAGATAATTATGAATCCCTGTATGGTGGTTTGTAATTATCTAAGGGCTTAATTCTTTTTTTTTTTTTTTCAGGAATTATATGTCAGATTCCAAAAATAGTTATGACCAAAAAGTATGGGAAATTCAGGCAGCTTCACATGCACGTATGAAGGAACTATTAACCCATGCCACTAGCCGTGTAGTAATAGAAATGGCAAAAGGACGTATTAAACAGATTGAAGACAAATACCCACAACTTAAACAGTAATACTTTAGAAAGAACTAAATGGCTATTACAGAACAATTAGGCCAACGTATTGGTAGTCAATACTTATACGAAAAGAAAGTCAAAGAGATGCGTAGTAAAGGTTACTCAGCTGGTACAGTAATTTGTAATGCGGATGGATCAGTAAATGTACTTTGGGTTGACTCTGCTAACTATGAGATGAAGCCTCTGCAAGTCCCTAAACGTCGAATGAGTATGCATCCAGCACTCGGTATGCCATATGGTAACAATCGTTAGCCAGTAACAACCGCGATATCCTAACCGATATCGCTTAAAAATTGAATTCACAGCAGTCTAATGCCACACAAAGGAGTGACTATAATGCGAATTAGCATAGAGTTTAATCGCGGTGAAGAATGGATATATTGCGGTGCTAAATCCATCTACAAATTTGTAGGTCGTGGTAGTGAAATTGAGTATTACCATATTACTACTTGTGGTGATTCTATCGCAGAAATTCGTATGGATGAAGTTAAATCAATAACCATAACTGCATTTTAAGGCACCAAATGTTCAAACGTAAATCGACAACCTCACCAAAGACTTACAACTTACGTCCAGAAGATTGGCGTAGGGTTGACTCAAAGTCTGATTCGAAAGGTATCAGCAAGTCCGAGATCATCCGGGAAGCCATCAAACTTTATGTAATTGTTGATGAGAGCTTGAAAGAAGGAAAGAAATTAGCATTCATTGACAAGGATGGTGGCTTAACAAAGCTGGAAGTCCTCTGGAATAAAGATATGCAGTTAGATGTACCACGTGAAGAAGCTATGCAAATGGTAGTAGAAGGTGCCATTGCTGCTTGCAGTCATGAAGGTGATCGTCTTGTTATATCCAGCAAAGGTTATGAAAATCTTTATAAAGTTGGCAAAGAAATACTAGAGTATAGTAACGGATACTCGATATTTGGTAACAATGAAGATTACGATTCAGTAGTTAGGGTAATTAAACAGTTCAAAGGGAGTAAATAATGCCTAAACAGTATAAGCTTAAAGCATCAACAGTGTTATTACGTGCTGCTAAGATGATAGCAGCTGAGAGGCCTAAGTACAAATCCATATCTGGTACATACCCTGTTGAAATGTACGCTTGCAATGCTATTAAAGCTGTTTTAATGAAAATAACATACCAAGAGTACTACAGTACCAGATATGGAGGGGTTGTTGAGAACTTTAAAGAAGTAATGGGCTACTACACTCTCTTTAAGCCAGGTAGCACACTCGATAGCGATTCTTGGTGGCATGATTTTGTACATCAAGAATCAAAAGAACTTCGTATCCTGAGCTTATTACTGGCTTACCAAATCGCTAAATCAGAGGGGAATTAAAATGGGCTTAAAGAAAGAACGTATTGAGCAACTTGAAGCAAAAGTTGTAACCCTTAATGAAATCATTACAAAAGCCATCGCTAACTACAAACTCCAATCTGAAACATTAACAGTTATCAGGGCTGAGAATAGCAAACTCAATATGCAGTTGGGTGTGCTTAACACTCGTAGTCTAAACAATGTCACAATGGATATCCAAGCAGAAACAATTGCTAAGCTCCAGAAAGAACGTGATCATTACAAGAAACTCTGGGAAGAAAGCCCTGCAATTGTAGAGACTTACAGCTTGAAGAATATTAATGGTGCAACAAGGATTACAGATAACGCAATGGAAGATCTTTTTGAGGAACTTGCACCTGACCCTTATCCTGGTTTAGATCCAAAAGATATACTTACAACTACCTTTAAACCGCCTAACACAACAGGGGGCTTTAGCAGTAATCGTACGGATGTGGCAATTCGTGTAATTCACCTGCCTTCCAAATGTGAAGCAGTATCCTGGGATGATCGTTCACCACATAAGAATCGAGTTGTAGCTTATAAGGAGCTATGCAAGAAAGTAGCTCAATGGCAATACGCTAAAAATCTTCAAGAAATTAAAGCCAAAGCCATTGAGGATTCCGAGAAGAAAGCCATTCGTGTTAAGCTTGAGCGTTACGACAAGATTATGCATCTGATTGGTATCACAATAGATGGTAGCAAGAATTTTTATATGTCTACTGAACTCATTGGCGATGATATGATGGGTGGGAATGCAGCATATATGTTTGAAGTAGCTCTTGATAGATTCAAGTTATTATAATCTATTTAAACAGTGTTAATCTAAACTCTTAATTCATTAGAAAGTAACAAATGCCAAAGATCAAATTGCAAGACCAGGGTGCATTCAACTCAGAAATCACAGCAGTAATTCGTAGAAATATATACAAGGCTGGAGTCGCCTTTGGACCTGGATTAGTGCCTGATGCATACTTTGCTGATGGTCTTGGGCAAGCAATCATTGACAAGATCAATTTCATTCTTGAGAACACGGTTATAGTTAATTTAGCTGAACAAGAAGCAATTCGGTTATTAGCTTGCTTGGATGAGTTACCTGCTAATAACGGAACTGACACAGTATGGAAGCTGTATAACTGCGCTTTAAATATTAAGAAAGAACCTGTGAGTAGCACAGCTGATAAAGAAGTAATTCGTATACTGCATAACATTAAAGAGTCACCAACAGCAGATGGGGCTGTGAATGCACGAATGTTGTACAGCAAAGCTTGGGAGCTTGGCCATGATGCAGGAAAGAGTGCTTGCAATGTTCTGCTTGCTTCTTCAGACAAAACAATCCTAAACCTGGTAGCTGAAAACAAAGAGCTTATTAAATACAAAGAGGCAGTTCAACAAGCTGCAGAAGAAAATAAGATTTGTAAAGATAACCAGCCTCTTGTAATTCTGAGTGGTATTGTTCTCAAAACTTATCGTGAAGGTATTCAACAGCAAGCAAAGGTTGATAAAACAACGCTGGGGTCTTTAACCAAAAAGATTGAAGATCTCACTAGTTATTGCCAGCTATCAGATAAACAAACAAGCAGTCTCGAGAATGAGCTATTAAAGGAGAAAGCTGTTTGTAATGCTGCAATTTCTAAAGCAAATATAGACTTCAATAATATGCGACATAAATATAACACGGTATTGAGAAAGTTATACCAAATGAAGGATGTCTTGAATAACGATATTTAATCAACCAAGGAGAGTAGTATGCCACTGATCAAAGACTTAAGTAGAGAAGCATTCAAGCACAATATCAAAGCTGAGATGGATGCCGGGAAGACCTATAGAGAAGCAGTTGCTATAGCCTTTTCAATACGACAAGCCATTGTATCAGAGGCAGCTGCTCGACAAGCTAATACGAAGGCAATCGAGAAGGCAGAAGAACGAGTATTTAGGGCTCGTAAAGCCGCAATGGTAAGAGAGGCGAAGAAACAAGAAAAGCAATTCCATGAAAGTATAAAGGGTAAAGTATATGATCAAGCAGTGGAAACAAGCAATAATATTAAAAATAAAACAACTGGTAGCTATGGTAATTTTAAAGGTCGCGTTAGAAACAGCGGATACGGCCAATCATTCCTAAAAATAGCGTCAGTCATAAATAACCTAAAGTCCAAAATCAAACGAAAATAGGTGAATAGTAGTTTAATCAGTATAACCAAAGTGGAGTTTTAAAATGAAATTCAAAGTAATTGGTGTTGGTGATAAGACTGACGCCCCGCATCATTTCCCAATCGGTTCTTTGGTAACAGCAGTAGATGTCTATGGTGCGAATAAGTATATTGAGACGCCTGTAAAGATGTATGAGGGTAATACTCCTGACACAATCAACAAAGCCTTCTCTCGCAAGTTTAGACAGTATATCCACAAAGATGATTTGGAAATGGTACGTCAATTTAGTGTAGTGGCTAATGATGATACTGAGTCTGGTGCTGAGCATACTTTCTGGATTGGTGAAGTAGTGGAGTTGGATATTACTGATGGTAAGAACAGGGCAACTGACTGGAATTACTATAAGAGTGTTAATCGTCCCGCAGTAGTTTGTTTCGTAAAGAATGAATGGGTTGTTGAAATTAACGGCAATTAGTTCTTAGTTCTTAATATAAAGGGTGCTTTAAGGCCCTTCATAATTCAATAGTAATTCAATAGTAATTCAATAGCAATTTAATGCCTTAAGGATATCAAATGTATAGAGAGTTCAAAGTAATTGGTCAAGGTGGCAAGACTTTAAAGGGTGCCAAGAATGGCGTGACAATTAAGCACCAGATGGAAGTCGGTAAGATTGTTTATTCTGAAGATATTGGAATGGACAATGAGGGTGACTATCTGGTGCTTGGCCCTACAAATTTAGGATTTTTGGATTGGCAGTGTGTTCACCATACAGACTTACAGGAGATTGAGTTATGACCAATCAGTTAGAAAACAAAGCAGTAGATAAGGTAACAGATAAGACAGTAGATAAAGTACACGTCAAGAAGCACCGTACGGGATATGCAGCATGGGTCTGTACAATAGAAAGAACTTTTGATTCATACAAGGGCTACGGTAGAACGCCTGTAGAAGCTCATCATAATGCATTATATGCCATCACAAGGAGGAGAAACTGATGTTAGCTACAATGACAAATAAGCCACATATCAAACGTTACCCTAGTTTTGGTAAGAATGCTTGGTGGTGTGTTATTAAATCTAGCTCAGGTAACTCTCATGGCTTTGGTGGATCACCTGTGCATGCTTACAAAGATGCTTTGAAGGATCATAAGAGGAAATTCAGATGACTAAAGAGCAAGCGTTATTATTAAAAGAGTTGATTCTGCAAATGCTACAAGCCTATGTAGACTACTCTCTTAGCTGCAATGTTTATACTGGTGAGCATGCCATTGCTACTGGTAATGCGTTGGATGCTTATATTAACTTGATATCAGAATAATTATGGACAATACCCAAAACCACTACTTCTTAGTAAAGATTGAAGAAGTTAATGAGAAATCAGAAGCGGGTAAGCAACGTTTTCGTATCTCTATGTGTCGTATTCGCAGAGGCTTTGACCCAACTGAGCCTGACCGTGTTATACACATTCCTACTGATAATGTGTTTGGCGATACTTTTTCTACTGCAAATAACATTGCTCGGGATTGTCAACAGCTTCTGTCACCTTGTTCTATCTTTGTAAAACAGTATAACTCAAAAGTCTTGGAACCAATTCAGGATTTCTTACTTAAACAGCCACACGATTGGGATTAATATTATGAAAAAGTTTACAGTTATCTACAACAAGCTCTCTGGTGCACAACATACCACAGTAACAGACGATGAAGAGCTAGCTAAGAAAATTGTCACCATTGCAAAACAAGAGAAGGTAGAGTTAGTATTTTACCCTGTCTGGAATAACAAAGGAGTATTTGTCTTTCATAGTGAAGGTAGAAATCATGCATAAGATTGATAAAGAACTTGTAAGTAAGCTTGTAGCATTGACAAAGGATCGCCTGGTTATTCCAGGGCTTAACTACTATGCTACTCCTGAAAGTTACAAATCACATTACCTTTGTGATTGTCTTGGTAACGCTACTGTTTTATTAAAGGTTGGTTATGAGAATCCAGAGTATTTGCTTATTAACAAAATGATTCAAAAGGCAATTAACTATGGATTTAGTCTGAGGGGCTATTATCAGAAATGTGGAATAGATCTCACAAACGAGGAAGCCTATCAAAAGCGTATTGAGCTAATCAACCAGATTGAAAAAGAAATTATTGAGATGGAAGAGGTGGTAGTATGATTAAAAAGTATAAAATTCTTGGATGTAAACGGGGCAGTGTAAAACATTCTTTTAAAAAGGGCACAATCGTTACTAAAGATTCGGAAGAGCTTAGCGCAGAAGGTAATGTATTTTGCAATGGCCCTAATGGGTTTGGGCAATATGTAAATCCTACTGAGTTAAAAGAGGTCATCAATGTGGACTAAAATCGATGATCAAGGCCGCCACATTCTTCGCTACTCAAGTGCTGATCAGACCAAGGTAATGAATGCATTTACTCATCGCTTTGAGAATGGCCAACACGCTTACATGGAACAGAACGAGAAAGGAACCTGGACTTGTTATTATGAAGTTAGTGTTCAACAGTTGATTGTTAAGCTGAAGGAAGAACTTAGTATGGCTCGCTTTAAACATCGCATGGATAATAAGTTTCATGCTGATGAGATGGGTAAGCTGAATGATAAGATGAATCGTTTACTTAACAATAAAGTCGTTGTCCAGAAAAGTAGTCAAGCTAATAGCTTCCACATGTAATTAAACAGCTTCATTTATAATTCAATAGAAAGTATATCATGCACAATAAACAAAAAGGCTTTACACTGTTTGAACTGATTTTTGCATTGTTTATGCTGTTTGTTCCAATTGCTATTTTGGCAGTAGTTGTACACTTTCTCATCAAATTCTGGTAGCATACAGGTAATAACCTCGTAATTAAACAGATGCACTTATAATTCAATAGAAAGATTTATCATGCTTAATCGTCAAGAAGTGTTCGATATTGTTTCAACTCATTTGTTAACTCAGATGGCAGTTAGTAGGATCCCTGAGTCAGAGGTAGATAGAAATGGTAATTTAAATAGCTGTGCTTATCGTAGCGAAAGTGGTCTTAAGTGTGCCATCGGAAAACTTATTAAAGATGAGTTTTACACATACGATTTAGAAACATTGAATGTCACTCACCGGGCTGTTAGTGAAGCATTAGCTAAGTCAGGTTACGAGTTTAATAATGATGATCACAGTCTTGTTTCTGATACAGAATTTTTAATGTATCTTCAAAGGATTCATGATACACTCAAACCTCAATCTTGGCGTGAAAATCTTGCCAAGTCTGCTATTACTTACGGACTAGAGATTAACTTTAACACGTGATATCTTAGTAATTAAACAGTAATCTAGTATATTTCATAGAAAGATAATGCCATGCTTAATCGCCAAGAAGTATTTGATATTGTTTCAACTCATTTGTTAACCCAGATGGCAGTTAGTGAGCTTGATAACGTAACTGAAGATGGCGAGCCCATCGGCTGTGCTTATCGTGGTAATAATGGGCTTAAGTGTGCCATTGGTATACTAATTAAGGATGAGTTTTATACACCTGCTTTGGAAACAAAGAATCTTTACAATGTGTTTATTCATGGGGTGCTGTTAAAATCAGGTTATACGTTCAGTAGGTCTGAAACAGGCGAGAACTCAGACAAGAATTTTCTTATGGATCTTCAAAAGATTCATGATCGGACATTACCACACCATTGGCAACGAACGCTTACCAGCTTTGCTGTAAAGTATCAATTAGCAATACCTTCTGGATGGCATGCAATTATTATTACTGAGTCTTCTTTAAATTAACAATGGGCGACCACTATCTAACCACTTCCCTTAATTGGGTTGCTGGTTAAATAGTGGTCGCCGATATTTTTTTTTTTTTTTTCAATTATCTTATAACCATCTTGTATCCAAACTATTCAAACTGGTCCCAGGCGCCACGCAAGGCTCACTCAAGGCCTCACCTATGACTTTCGTAAACGGCATCAAGGCGGTACCGTTCTGGCCCAGGTTGCTACCCTCTCAGTCCCGACCAACCCGTTAACTTAACGAATACAAGTAGTCAGAGAAATGCGAGCTCAAGGAGAGCTATGACCATTTCTTTTAATTATCGGAAGATAAGCTAGGTAATTGTGATTCAGAGGTCTTTCATAGCGATCTATGGGCTGGCAGTAAATAAATGAAACAAATTATGAAGTACCAATCGGTTAGTGAACCCACTACAAGCCTTATTGAATGGCTATAGATCAACTCGCACAAGTGAGTCCTATAGTTGCTGCATCAATCTGGCCCGCATCCTGGGATATCGAGTAATTTGCTAAAACTTTCTATCTTATATTGAACATCATATAAGGGTGAGAGAAGAAGGGTAGGGTAGTTGAGAGTGGGTCAAAAGCGAAAGCAATTTCCTTTTAACTACTTTTAATTGTCTTGTAATTACCTATTAAGGAATAGTGGTTTCTCATAATTGAGAAACAAAACATCTTTAATATTAATTTAATAAGTAATAGCTAGTAGCAAATAGTTAATAAATAATTAATAAAATACCCTTCTCATTACTCCTGTAATCTCTTTCCGCCCGGTCTATTTAACTTGATAGATTCATTAAAGATATTATAAGAGTAATTAGATAGAACAGTAAGAGCCCTGAATGATCCCTTGTCAGTAACATGAGAGGTTTCTTCAGGGTAACTTGTTGATTTTGTTAGCTGCGTGTTTGTTTAACAACTGGAAAATATAATGAGTAATGATGTCGTCACCACTCAAACAAAGAGTAAGGGTGGAAGACCACCAGGTAGCAAGAACTTACGCACTAGAGAAGCCAACAAAAGGCTATCAGAGCTTAACTTCGATCCTATTGAGAAGTTAGTAAGAAACTATGAATCATTAGTTAAAGAACGTGAAGCTGAACAAGCCTCCAAGACACCTTCAAAGATGCATGTAGCAACATTAATGGCTGCTGAAACAAGCTGCATTAAAGAACTACTACGCTATGGTTACTCTAGAGCTTCTGAGACTGCTATTATCAGAACACAAGAAATGCCTAAGATGCAAGTAGTAATGACTCCAAAGGGCTTCAAACCAGGTGATACAGTACCTGTGCTAGTCAACGGTGAGTCAACTACAGAAGACACTGAAGAATATGGTGATAATGATCCATATGATGATAATGTTAGTAATGAATCCAACAATTCGACTGAAGAAAATAATGATGATTAATGATGGCTTGGGTGGTGCTTGATTATGTTTGATATGGATGATAAAGAGTTCTTCAAACCAATCCGTAATATGACAAAGTATGTTGAGCGAGAGCGTGATATTACTAAGCCTAAGAAACAAGCTAAGCCTCCTTACAGGATTACTAGTAAGGACTTTCATCTTGTAATAGTTGAAGATTTGTTTGGAGATAATGATGAGTGAATTAAATAATTGTGATGTTCAAGATAATCGCAGTGGTTCATATATTCTACCTGGTGAGTTGCCAAAGCTATACACAATTGGCTACTTAGATCCACCTGAGTGGGTTCTTGATCTAGAGGATAATGGCAAGATTGTAATTGTTAGAGATCCAATGTTTGGTAGGGTATGCAGGATTTATTGTGGTGATAATATCATCAGCCACCTAGACACTCTAGTGTTGATAAATGGTTATGTATTCTGTAGACGCCAAGGTAATAGCTCTGTCTCATTAGAACAAATGGTCACACATTCCAAAGTCTATTTTGGTAACTAATTAATAAATTAAACAAAGCTAATAATCATGAATAAAATCTTCATTGTAGCAATTAATATGGCAGCAGCACGACGCTATGCTTATGACATTCTAAAGCTTGATCATATTAACTGGAGTTACATTAGTAATCATGAACAATTCTGTGGTGCTGAGCCTGATATCATTTACATCACAGAAACAGCTTGTATTCTTCGTGAATGGACTCGTATTGAAGAACAGATTATGCGTCTTGTCCACCGCTCTAGGATTGTAGAAATTGATGCTGATAGTTTTGTTCGCAAGGCTATTAAAGAAAGTTACTCAGTTGCAGAGAAACAACGCCAAGAGCAGATAAGCAAAGAGCAACTAGAGAACAGATGGTTTGTTGATAGTAGTGCTCCTCCACAGCATTATAACTTTCCTTGTGTCATCCAGCCTGTAGGTCATACGACTAATATGTTTGGTCCAGTGACAGCTGATAGTATTAAACAGCTTAATGATCGTGGTATTACTCAGTTTGATAAGACACCTCCAAAGCTTAATCGTGATGATGTGAGTGTACCGAATGATCGCCCATACGACAAGTTCTATAACGAATTCTTTAAAGGTGGTGTATAATGACCATTGAGATTATTTCACTTGGTATTCCACCAGAGAGCAAACAGTATAAGGCAACTTGTAATGTTTGCAATACCAAAGTTAAGTTCCTAGCAAATGATGGGATTGCCATTGATGATCCACGAGATGGACTTGTATTAAAAGTACGATGTCCAGTCTGTAACAATTCTATTTGGGTGGCACCATGACTACTGGTTTTCTAATCTGGATCTTGCTAATGGCTTTGGTAATTTGGGCTTGCACAGCTGAGTACATCGACACTAAGAATGGAGTTGTATATGAGCTTGACTAGCTATACATGGCTAATGATTATCATGGTCATTGTTGTTTACCTCTACTACAACCATGATGATTGGCCACCTACTGTATGATTATCCTTGATCAACTAAAAGCATTTTGGGATGAAGTTAAAGCTCTCCCTAATTATGATGAATCGAATGCTATCCCTACAATCCAAGTGAATGAGCTTACTCATATCACAGCTAATATTAAAGAGAACAATATGCAAAAAGCTTTCCAAGTAGCACAAGATAGTGTCATTGAACAATACCCTTCGAAGCCCAATACGTGGCTTGTAGTTATTAGTGGTGTACAAATTGCTGTGAGTTGCCAGACTGCTCCAGTGGTTGGTGATTACATTGTGTTTGAAGACCCAGATAATGGCCATGTTGTTAGCGCTGTTGATTATGTTAAAGAGACTACACCAGTTGCTGAGCCTGCAGTAACTCCGGCTGTCTAATCAAGACTATGTTTAAAGCATACGAAAGTAAGCCTGTTATTCGGATGGCATACCAGATTAAAGAGCTAGATATTATTGATGTGGCAGAAAAAGCCTCTACATACATCATCTACTCCGGTGGCCATCAAGTGTCATTTAAGGCTTATGAACAACCAATGATTGGCGATTGGGTTGTGCGACTTACAGACACTGATACCTATCATGTTACCAATGCAGTATTTCGTGAACGTAATATCGTAAGCTAATTGTAGACTAACTGAAAGCAACAAATGATTACTAAAGAATATCTAGAGTCCTTGATTGTCTCTAAGAGCTTTACTACTCTGCCATCTGGCAAGACAATGGTATGCGAACTAATCCTTCGCAATGGCTTTGGAGTCATTGGCAAGAGTGGTGTAGTTGACATTAAGAAGTTTGATCAAACACTTGGTGAGAAGTATTCCTACGATGATGCATTCAATCAAATCTGGCAGCTTGAGGGTTATATGATGCAGACAGCATTGTTCTACCAATCTATGGGTGGCACAGTACTTGCTGAACAGAGCCCTACCCAAACAGTAATCAATGTAGTAGCACCTGAGCCAATTAAGTCAGTTGATATCCCATCCTCGCATGAAGATATTATGGCTCATCGTGCTAAGATTGATGCTGAACATGCTGCCAAGCTAGCGACTAAATAATGTCAATTGTCCTCCATGCAGGCCAGTCTGAGGTCTATAACGACTTATTTGTCGAGAAGACATGTAGGTATGCTGTAGCAGTCTGTAGCCGTGGTTGGGGGAAGTCTTACTTTGCTGCTGTATGTGCTATGACTGCTGTATTTGAGTTGCTAGAGTTAGCCTCAGTCGTACCTAATAAAATTGTTTATATCATTGCTCCTACTTATAGTCAAGTGACCGATATTTATTATCCATTGCTTGCCTATGAGTTGGGATTAGATGCCTATGCTCTAAGATCCTCTAAAGATCTTGGTAGATTCTGGTTTCCTCGTAATGTTGAACTCCGTCTCGTATCATATGAGGCGGTTGATCGCTTACGTGGTACAGGTGCCTACTTTGTAGTTATGGATGAAGTCCGAGATTGGACTAAGGGTGCAGGTTTCCAAGAAGCTTGGCAATCCATTATTCAGCCTTGTATTAACACTCGTTGGAGTAGAAAACGTGCCAAACAGTTATTCGCTAAATCTCCCGGTAGAGCTCTATGTATATCAACTCCAAAGGGGTTTGACTTCCTCTACGACATGTTCAACTATCAAGAGATGGATAAGGATTGGAAATCGTATCATTACGATTATACGTCTTCTCCCTACTTGGATGAAGAAGAGATTGAAAAGGTTAAGCACACGATCGATCCAATACAATTCGCTCGGGAGTATCTCGCTTCTTTCCAAGGCTCAAGCAACGGAGTATTTTATTGCTTCGACCGAAAAGTACATGTACAGTCAGATGTCCCAGATTTGGAAACCGATGAAGACGTCCATATTGGAATCGACTTCAACGTTGGATTACAGTGCTCCTCCGTATTCTGTCTTAGAGGTGGCCAAGTACACTATATCGATGAATTCAAGGGACATCCCGATACAGAGACACTCGCAATTGCAATCAAGGATAAGTTTAAGGGACACAAGATTTATGTTTACCCTGACCCGTCAGGTAGATCAAGAAAGACATCTGCTACAGTAGGTGTTACTGACTTTACTATTCTTGAGAAGCATGGTCTGATTACTAGGGCTCACATGAAAGCTCCACCAATTGTTGATTCAGTAGCAGCTGTTAATAAGAAGCTCAAGACTGCGTCAGGGATTGTTGATATGTATATTCACCCTCGTTGTGCAGGTCTCATTCAGTCACTTGAGCGAACTTCTTGGGCAACTACATCTAGTGATACTGCTACGATTGATAAGAAAGAAGGCGTTGAACACTTCTCTGATGGTGTAAGATATCCAATGGAATACTTATTCCCTATCACCCATGCTAGCGTCAAAGTACGTAAGAGCAAGCGCTTCTGACCACTTTGTATTGATTGCCAACCCGTTAACTTAACCCGACTGACAAGTCGTAGAAGATAAAATTATGAACGCCATTGTTACTCCTGTAGTAAATACTATTAATAAGCCTGCATCTACTGTGCCTGCTAAGGTCATCATTACTCCGCCAGTAGTGGCTAATGCTATCCCTGAAGAGCCTAAACCAAGTGCTGTAAGTGGACCACTAAAACTACCTAAGCCTTTGACACAAGCAGATCGTATTCCCGCTAATTGGACCATTGTCGAGACCGATGATGTTAATGTCGTTAGCTGTATGAACAATGTGAGTATGCGTAAGTTCACTGGTACTCGTAAAGAGTTCTCCGCATTCATTCGTGAAGATTAAACTGAGAACTAATATAAATGATTAAAATTACCACGCCCGAAGTAGACTCAGTAGGGTCAGAGCGCAATAAGACAGTAGCAGATCCTACCATTGGCTATACTTCCATGCAACCACTTTGGTTGAAGAGTCGGGCAGTGTGTAATGGCGAACGTTTTGTTAAGGCTTACGACTCGATCCTAGATGTAGTCGGAATGACTAACTTGCTCATTCCATTTAGCCCTTCCATGACTCAGGAACAATACGATTTCTATCGTGCTGAAGCTGAGTTGCCAGGGATTGTATCACAGTACGCTAAGATTATTGTTGGTGGATTGCTACGTAAGCAGCCCACACTAGAGCTACCTAAAGATGCACCTGCTGATGCTCATGATTGGATCATGAATCACTTTGCTCAAGATGGCTCACCACTAGTTAACTTTCTAGATAGTGGCCTTTGGGAAGAAATGCAGACTAGCCGTGCTTGGGTATATGTAGATTATCCATTTGTTAGTGATGATGATAAATCATCGATGACTACACAAGACTTCGCTGACTTGAAGCCTTATCCAGTAATGTGGAATGCTGAGTCTATTGTTAACTGGCGCATGGGTGTTAGTAGCAAAGATGGCTCCCAAAAGCTCAACATGATTATTGTTCGAGGCTATGAAGAAACGTATGTACCTGGAGAATTCCACCCATCGCTCATGGATACTGTTCGCGTACATGAGATTGTTGATGATGTCTACCAAATCAGGGTATTTCAAAACAAGACTCCAACGGCTTCTGCTTCGATTATTAATGGATCGATCCAACAGAATTACCAAGATTCTTCAGCTGGTTTTGAACTTATTAAAACTATTGATAATATTGAGTGCAACGGTGAACCTCTTGATTTTATCCCAGCATGGCCACTCAACGGATCTGTTAAGCCACTTGAGCCGATCCTCACTGCATTAATTGATCGTGAGATTAGCCTTTATAACAAGGTTAGTCGTCGTAATCATTTGCTGTATGGTGCTAGTACTTATACTCCTTATGTAGCTAGCGATATGGCTGAAGATGACTTCGACAAGATTGTTGATAGCGGTCTAGGCTCCTGGCTTCGTGTTAAACAAGGTGATGAGATCAAGGTTGTGGAAACACCTACTGCTGCTCTTGCTGATATGGATCGTGCTATCCTAGCCACCATTGATGAAATGGCTCGTATGGGCATTCGTATGCTGTCACCTGAGACAATTCAGTCAGGCGTAGCTCTTGAGATTCGTAATGCTGCTCAGACTGCACAATTGGGTACTCTCAATACTAAGATTAGTAATCAGATGGCTGATATTATTGCCTTCATGCTTAACTGGCGCTATGACTTGAAGTATAAATCTGAAGATATTAAATTCTGTTTGTCTGCTGACTTCAATCCTGCCCCTCTTGGTGCTGATTGGCTTCGTCTTGCTACTGAATGGTATCAGTCAGGTCTCATCCCTCGTGAAGTATGGTTGTCAATCATTAAGCAGAATGATATGATTAGCTCTGACTACGATGACAAAGAAGGTCAAGCAGCTATTAATAGCGATCAGCTTATTGTTAAGCCTCGTGAAGAAATGCAGTTCGCTGCTAAGCTCCAAACACAAGTAGCCGGTATGAAGACTGGGCAACCAGACCCTAATAGCGTGCCACCTGCTAAAGCTGGTCCTGCTGCACCAGTAAAGAAAGTAGCACCGTAATAAATAGAGGCCTTCCACAAGAGGGCTTCTAAGAATGATTCTTACCCAAGAGTTATTCTTAGACAATCTATATTAGTGAGGCAATAATGATTTATCATGTGGGCAATGCTTTGGTCTATAATCCAATCTATCTTAGTTTTGCCTTTACTGAGAAAGATTATCTTGAAGAACTTAAACGTTTAAAGATCAAGGTAGTAATTAACTGGCTTGGTGAAAATGGTGATGCTTGTGTACACTCATTCCATAATGGTAAGGGTAAAGAATACAATATTGTCTGTGTAAACCACAAGAAGACTTTAAAGTGGCCTATCCAAGATGTATATGCATTGCTAGTACACGAAATGGTTCATGCATTCCAGAATTACAAAGAATATGTAGGTGAGGATAAACCATCTGATGAGTTTGAAGCTTATTCTATTCAGAATCTCTGCACCAATGCCTTCTACGCTTACAAGAAGTATACTGAAGACTCACTAACAGCCGCAGTAAAAGCTGACAAGAAGAAATCAAAAGAATCTAAACCTGTTAAAGTTAAATAACCTGGAGGTCGGCATATATGGCGGATAATGCTAACACGACCATCTTCGATAAATCTGTTGATCGCGCTGCGATGATAAGGTATTACGAGGAACGGGTCGGCGGTAAAATAAATAGTATCATGGATGGCAATAATGTTGATGTAATGAAACTTATTGCAGAGTCCAAAGTGAAGTCACCACAATTTGCTGAAGAGCTAGACAACCTCTTAGTAAAGAACTATGGTAAGCTTCATGACATGTCTAAACGATCATTGATGGATCTCATCTTTGATCAAACTTCCTACATGGTCCAAAACCTCGACAATGCTATTGGGAAAATCTGGAGTGTTAGTAAACCGCAATACCGTATCGCAGAAGACATTGCGTTAAACCGTCCTCTGTACAATGACATGACTTTGTTACAAGGTTGGCAAAGTGTTTCAATCGCTGAGAGAAAGCGGTTAGAAGGTGTTATTCGTAAGGGTATTGCAGATGGTGACACAGAAGCCCAGATAGCATTGAATGTTCGTAAAGGAAATGTTTTTAACATATCTAGAACACAATCGTTGGGATTGGTAAGAACTGCTATGACTAGCGTTGTGGTCCAGACAGACCATGAGGTTTACAAGGCAAATGAAAAGGCTCTACAAGGGTGGCAATACGTTGCTGTATTGGACTCCCGTACTACTCCGCTCTGTGCACACCGCGATGGCACAGTTTATCCTATTAGTGATACTACTCACCTCCCTCCTGCTCACTGGAACTGCCGCTCTACTACCGTGCCGGTTGTTTATGCTTGGCAAGATCTTGCTAAACTAGAGGGTGTAGCTCAAGTACGTAAAAAGAATCTTGCTAATCTGTCTTTGAAGCAGCAAGCATTTTATGATGGTCAAACACCACTTAAAGAGTCATATCAGCAATGGTTGATGAGACAAACGAGTGAAGTACAGTTAAGGCATCTTGGTGATTTTAATCGTCTTGAAGCTTTCCGTACTGGTCAACTAGAACTCTCAGGTTTTACCAATGATGCAGGTAACTCAATTGGTATTAAAGAGCTTCGACAGTTAACAGCTAATTCCTTTACAGCACCTGGTGATACAATTCGTTTTGCTAATGCTAAAGAGAAGATGGATGCCATTCAGTTAGGTGTTAATCGTCCAGAGGATTTGATTGACAATAAAACCTTTCAAGCTAATCTCCGTGAATACTATATTCTACAGAATGGCGATCTCGATGGTAACCTGTCACTGACTAATTATCGTGGTACTCTGCTAGGTAATAAGAAAGCTACTAAAGTACGTGTATTGTCTAGTCCACCTAAAGAAGAGAATCTAAAGTTTAATCCTTTAACTGGTCGCTATGAAGATGCTCGAATGTACCAGCCATCTGCTGAGACACTAGAGAACAATCTTAGACAAGTACGTGAATCAGCATTGCTTAAGCCACAAGATAAAGAGTTCATCGAAAACTTTGTTAATGGAATGTTTGGCTATGTGGGCACAAATGAACAAGCAGTTATTTCTGATAATCTGCGTATTATCTTTGGTCGTTTTAGGGATAATAAAGAACCTTGGGGCAATTTCAAAGCTGTTGTAAATGGCCAGATTAAGTTCGATGTTATGAACGTATCAGATTACATGGAAACACAGCTTCGTAAAGATGGTAACTTGTTGCTCAGGCTTAAACAAGATAACTATATTGACCCGGTACTAGGTACAGTACAATTGCAAGACCTGTCAGATAGTTTCATTGACAATATTAATGCTAAGAATGCGTGGGAAGATAAGGTAGCACCTAAGATTGCTAAAGAACTTCGTGGCTTTTTGGATTTATCAATTCCATTTAAAATACGAACACGTCTAGATGATGAACAGTTACAGGCCTTCTACTTACGATTTGCTAATCGTTTGTCCCTATCTGATACTCCTGATCGTGATCAGCTGGCGATCAGTCTCGGTCGCGATTTATTCAATTCTGCAAATTATCGTGGCTCACGCAACGAGTGGTATCAACTAGGTCTTAAAATGCTTGATACGGCTGATAAGAAGGGCTTCTATAATATCGAATCCTTCACTGTTCAGAAACGCCGTATGAAGAGCCGTTTATCAAATGCTTATTTTGGACCATACTATGACACTACTTCTGTCAATCTTAGAATCGTTGACCCCCGAATTCAAGAGTACTCTCAGCTTACCCGGAAAGTCGATGTCGGTTTGCGACTTGGAGTCTCTACAGAACGCAATAGATTATATATTAGACCGGGATACAAGACGTACCATACAAAAGGATTACTGGGCTACTCTGATACCCGTATCCCAATAACATCTACAAACTCTTTTGGGGATTTCCCAGACGCTCTAGTAGATGACAGCTTAGCAGATGCATTAAATTGGGCTTCACAAACTAAGTATAAAGTTGATCCAGATTTTCATGACTTCATTGTCAAGTTAATGAACTTCGAGGATGATAAAGGTAATGCAGCATTCTACCATGGCCTCAATCAGTATCGTAGCTATATCACAGAACGTGGTGATGCTTATGAGCGATTTAAGGCTATGAAGTGGTTACGTGATGATGAAACAGCATTCTCTAATGCAGCCTTCGTTGACCACCGTGCTCGTGTTTATGATCGTGGAATGATTAGTCCACAATCAGGTGAAACCTTCAGGCCATTCCTTAATACTGCTGAAACCCGCAAATTTAGTGCTGATGGGTATGCTAATTTACAAGATCAGATCGGCGCCTTCCTAGGTGGCTTAACTGATGCTTTGGAAGGTCGACATAACTCATTAGCTGTTCTTGGTCGTCAAAAGATTGCTGAAGAATGGCGTAATGAGCTAGTGACAATTGGTTATCAGATGCGTAGAGCTAAACCTAATGATATTCGTAAAGTATTAGAGTCAGAATTTATGGCTTTGATCGACGGCGAAGAGCAAGGTAAAGCAATGCGGTTTGCAATCGAGATGTCTAAGATCGATGAGTATCTTGGTGGTGATTACTCTGCAGCTAGTATACAGCGTTTAAAAGATTATGACATAGCAGTAGCTCTTGAGCAGGATGCTTCTTCCTCTGGTGCACAGATCATTGCTTTAACTACTAAGAATAAACAACTTGGTGAACTAAGCAATGTTGTAGCTACTAATCAGAAACAGCGATTGTATGATGAGATTGCAGCAGCTACTTTTAATGATCCTCGATTTATTGAACTTAACCAAAAGTTAGGTCTATCTGAGAAGGATTTGAGGAAGGCTGCTAAGGCTCAGAATATGGTTACCTTCTATGGTGCTGGAGATAAAACTGGTATTCTTAATGTAGAGGCTAAGCTTGCTAAAGTACTTGGTAAAGATACTGGAACACTCGTTGTTAAGGCTTCTGATCGAGACAAAGTACTAAATGAAATTAGTGCTCGTATGGCTCGATACCAGAAGATTGATCCTGATATGTTTGATCAATTGCGTACTCTTCGTCAAGATGTGAGAGATATATTTAACAAGGGTCAAGATCCTGGTGATGATATACTTACACAACTTTACTTCCTTGAACCAAAGACTAGAGACTTAGTTGAGAAGCTTTCTAGGAATTACACTAACATTGTTACGCCACAAGACTTCTCTACTATTGCTAATATCATGAGCGAGAACTTGGCTACACAAGTGCCTATTCTTAAAGACTTCACTAAGTTCTTTGGACGACTAGCAGAAGACTTTGTCACAAATGCTAAACCTAGTAATAGTAGAACTTCTATCACGGACATCATCAAGACTAAACTACTTGCTGAGCGACAAGCTATTCCTGACATCGTTAATAGAGTTCCAGGTTTCAATCCTAACAGCACTCTGACGGATATTCTGTATGGTGTTCGTAAGGTAGAGCAGCCTAGGCTTTGGACTAACATTCCTTGGGTTAACTTCGATGGTAAAATCATTGAACAAAACTTTACTCAAGTGTTTGAGGAAAAGCTTACTTATAAGAATGCTGAAGGTAAATGGATTACTAACATTATCCAAGCACCTCAGAAAACTGATCCCACTTTCTGGGAAGAGTTGCTTAATGAAGCTGGTACTATGAATGATATTGTTGATGCTCAAAAGGCTAGGACAGCATTCGCAGTTAATGGCAATCACTCTAATGATGCAGTGATCGTTAAAAAGTTTCATCAATGGGGTCTTGCAAACAATATCCCGACATCTACAATTCATGATGCATTCTTTACAAATGCAGCTGACATGTTAACAGCCAGAACTGCCCTTCGTGGTATCTATGGTGATTTAGTTGAGACTAGCCCAATCGAGTCTACACTTACTGAAATGCTTAATCGTGGTCTCCCGAAAGAGATCTACAATAAGTATCTGAATGAAGCTAAGGACATTGGCCTAATACCTGTGGTAGGACGATCAAGAGTTGGTGGTAAACTCTTAACTAAAGATGATATACTAACAAAAGAACAAATTCTTGCGCCAATCCCAACTGGATTTAAAGAAAATAGATACTGGTATGGTATTGGCTAAGACTGTAACAAACTGTATTGAAACTGTGTTTCCTTACTTACTATAAACTAATGGGCTGTGCCCTCAGAAAGAAATAAATGACTACTCCACAACTTGATGCAGATGGCAATCCAATCGTTACAGCTACTGAAGTCGAAATTCAAAAGACTAAAGAAGAACAAGATTCGGAGATGCTTGCAAAGCTAGTTCAAGCTAAGGTTGATGAAAATCTCAAAGGGATTAAAGACAAATTGGATGCTGCTTACGCTAGTCGTGATGCTGCGCTCAAGGATGCTGAGACTCTGAAACAAGAAAAACGTGATGCTGAGAAAAAGAAGCTTGAAGAAGCTAACGACTACAAAGCATTGTATGAATTGAAGATTACCGAGCAGGAAGAAGACAAGGCTAAACTTAAAGCTGAACGTGACTCCCTTGAAGCGAAAAACACGGAACTAAGCCGTGATGTTTCCGTGCGTGACGCACTCAAAGAATTTACATTCCGTAATAGTACTGCGTCTGACATGGCTCATCGTGAAGTAACTAGTCAACTTGTACGTAATGATAAAGGTGATTGGCTGCATCGCACTGGTATCTCGATTAAAGAGTTTGCAGCAGCTTATGCTAAAGATGAACAGAACTCGTTCTTGCTCAAGGCTAAATCAAATAGTGGTGGTGGTAGTAAAGAAGCAGAAGGTGTTGCTAGTGGTAACGATGGCAAATCTCTGTTTAAACTAACCCAAGCTGAAGTTCTCAAGATGGCGGCTGAGGGTAAACTCCCCAAACGTAAGACGTAAATAATAAGGAAATAAAGTAATGTTGACTTCCCCAGCAGGCGCAAGTAATTATCTCTTGCAAGCTTCTATTACGGCCTACGCCGATGAAGCGTATACGAATGCTAAGAAACTGTCGGGTACCGGTATCGTTGGTACTGACGCTAAAATTGATGTCAGCACGGAGACCTTCATTGGTCAAATGCGTTGGTTCAAACCTCTGAATCCAATTATCAACGTTGCATCGCTGACTGATGCTACGGCTGGTACCCCAACCACGTATGGCTCGGAATTCGCTAACTATGTGAAGACTGTTCGTACGCATGGTGCTGAAAAAGTTAACCTGCAACAAATCATCACGCAAGATGATGGTCTGGGTAAAGTTGGTCGTGACTTTGCTGAGACTCGTGCTCAAGACGAACACAATGCTATCCTGGCAGTCATGAAGGGTGTTGCCATTACCGAAGCTCTGCAAGGTGCTGCTAATGGTTCGAGCACTACGGTTGCTGGTAAAGGTGGTCAAACGTTTGACAATGACCCTACGGACAAAGCATATGGTTTCTATGTTGACCTGGGTGCTAACACGCCAGTGGTTGCTGCTACGGCTGCTGTTCAAGGTGCTGCTCGTGCTGAAGGCTTCCTGCAAGCTCTGGGTATGGGTTGGAAAGACTATGAGCCTGAGTTCACGTATCTGGTTGTCTCGCCACAAACCCTGATGTCGCTGCGTTCGGCTAACCTGATTGATCAGGATAAAGTGTCGGAAGCTAATATCTCGTTCGAGACGATCTTCGGTGGTAAGTTCCGTCTGATCATGACGCGTGCATCGCAAGGTTTCTCGTCGGCTCAGCTGGCTAAGATTAACACCGGTGCCGGTATTGATATCGTTGGTTCGAAAACGTCGTTCTTGGTTCTGCCAGGTTCGATCGCTCTGGAAAACCTGTCGGTTGAAACGCCAACGGAAATCACCCGCATTGGTAATACGTACAATGGTGGTGGTTCTACGAATATCTGGTATCGTTGGGGTTATGTTGCTCACCCTAGTGGTTACAACTGGAAAGGTTCGGATCAGAAATTCCCTTCGGATGCTGACTACATGAACTCGGTAACGGGTGGTGTTCCAGAACTGCTGATCAATGCTACTGTTGGTACTACCACGACCGGTACGTGGGAACGTAAGACTAACTCGGCTCTGGGCCTGGGTATTCTGCCAATCTTCCACTCGTAAGAGCTAAGTCATGGCACTTACCAAAGGTATTAATTCTTACGCAGAAGTTGCAGACTTCGATGCCTACTTTGCTGATAGGCTTAATGTGGATGCTGCAACTCTTGCTACACCAGAAGAAAAGGCTCAAGCACTTGTTACAGCCTCTAGTATTCTAGATGATAAACCTTGGGTAGGTACCGTGATTGAGATTGATCAACCAATGGCCTTCCCGAGAAACGGTACTTACTTCGATCCACGTTTAGGTGGTCGTGTGTATCTTGCAAGCATTATACCTAATCGTATTCTCAATGCAACTCTAGAATTAGCTTATCATTTACTACTTAATCCTAATGTGACGGACGATACTGGTTCTGTAAAGAATCTTACTGTCGGCCCTATCCACTTAGATTTGGTATTAAATGCGCCAACTATTCCTTCTAAGGTTAGAAGCCTTATTACTCCATTGCTAGTTAATAGAGGCTCAAGCCCTTATTGGAGAGCTAATTAATGGATCTTAAGGCCCTCGCTAGACGTGAAGTTAAAATGGCTTATAAGCTAATTGGTACTCTAGCCACTACAGTAACATTTACTTTGGTGACGGCTAAAAAGTTTAACTTCGGTACTAAATTGGTTGAGTTATCGGATGATATACAAACTGTAACTACAAAGGGCGTTCCAACAGATGAGAAGTCTGGTGGACAAAGTGTTGGCGGAGCCATCATGCCCTCAACAACAATGACTAAGACTCTAATGTTTGATGCAACAACGGTTGGGCATCCTGACCTCTACGATTCGGCCACATTCGACGGCTACACTTGGAGGATCATACCACCGTTTACATCTGATGAGTACTTGACATATATTATCTTCGCAAGGGAAACCTAATGGGTAAATATGAATCAGTGCTTAACGATGTGTTTAGCGTATTTGATAGTGCGGCTTGGATAGGTCAAAACATCGCTGTCTTTCCCACTAATTATACGGGTCAAAATGGTTTGTCGGAGTTTCTTCGAATTACTGTTCTTGCCTCTCGCTATCAAGTTGCTAATCAACTACAGTCTGTATCCGGTCAACTACTCGTAGAGATATTTACATCCGCAGGTGAGGGTCCAACAAGAGCCTTTCTTATAGCGGATATTTTAGATGGTTATCTAGCAGGTAAAGTATTTGTGTCAGATAATGGATCGACTACTCAGCTGATCAGTTCCACACTAGGCGAAACAGCCTCTGATGGTGCAAATACAAGCTTAGCTAAAACACTCTACACAATCCCTTTTAATTACTATGGAGTAAAATAAATATGTCGCACATCAATTCTATTGGCGCCGCAATGTTTTCGGACTTGTCGGTTGCCACTGGTGTCGTAACCGCTAACGTTGCAGTTGCAGCTACGGCCCCAACGCTGCCAGGTGATACCACGTCGATTACTGGCTTTGCTGCCCTGTTTGCTGATGAAACGGCTGTTGCAGCTGGTGGTTTCCGTCGCATGACCAACGTTCGTGATTACCCAGCTATTGGTACGCCAGCTAACATCGTTAACGTTCCTAAGTATGGTTCGAAAACGTCGCAGACCATTCAAGGTCAAGCTGATGCTCCTTCGCTGGAAGTCACAATCAACTACATTCCTGCTGACTGGGCTAAAGGCCCAACGGGTACGGTTCTGGGTAACATGATTGGCGATGGTCAATCGCGTGTCTGGCGCTTCACCCTGGCTCTGACGGATAGTCTGGGCGTTGGTGCTACGAAGTACTCGTCCACCCCTGCTGGTATCGGTACGATCCCTAATAGTCAGTTCTTCTTCTATGGTAAGATTGAATCGCTGCTGGTCACTCCAAGTCTGACGGACTCGACCCAAGCTACGATCGCCTTCTCGTTGCAGTCGGAATTCTTTGGTGCTTATACCACCGCATCGAGCTAATAACTAGGTTAATTAAGTTTTAAGGGTACTCGGCTAACAGTAGGTAGAGAGTATTAAATATTATACCGTAAATATGCCCTTAATTCATTTCAACATGAAAGACAATATGAGTGATCAAGACTCTACGCCATTCTCTGTTGGATATGTTCTTCGTACGACTGCTAAACATATGCGTAAGAGCATTGACATGAGCATTCGAAAAACGTTTGATCGTATGCCAGAGTTTCATGGTAATCAAGAAAAATCTACAGAAGTCCTTCAAGCACTAGACGCTCTGCACAAGATGCGCGGTATGCTGGATGACTTTCAATTGCACAATAAACATATTTTCAATAAGGAATAAATATCATGGGTATCAAATCGCTGGTTGGTAAAAAGATGTCGAAAACGATCAAGTTCATGGGTCAAGACGTCGTGATTAATAAGCTGTCGGTCGCTCAGATTACTGAGATTCAAGATGCTGCTAAAGCAATTGAAGCAGATCAAAGTAAAGGTTTCGATGTACTGCGTGTTGTGATTCGCGCTTCGGTTGATGAAGGTGATCAGCTTACGGATGACGACTTCAATGGCTTCCCAATGGATGAACTGTCGAAGCTGTCTACGCAAATTATGGAATTCTCGGGTGTTGCTGGTGAGAAGGCTTCAAAGTAAACCTAACAGCTGAAGAGATAGACCTCTACGAGCTAGCTTACTTACTGCATAAATCTATCAATGAAATATATGATATGACTTATGATGAGTATTTAGGCTGGCAATCGTATTTTGAGGCTAGGCCTGTGGGTTGGAGAGAAGATAATAGAGTAATGCCTTTACTCCAAATTAAGGGTGTTAAGGCTAAACCCTATGAGTTATTCCCTTCACTTGGGCCAATCTTCAACCCTGTTAGACCTGCTGACAAGACAACAAATAAACCAGAAAGCATTGCAGCTACTACTTCATTAAAACAATCTGTATTGTTTAGTATGATGATGGGTGCAGCTGGTGGTCATAAATTGGAAATGTAATGAAGCTACAGGTTAATGGTATCAAGGCTGAGATGGCTAAGCTAAAAGCTAATTTAGAAGCAGCTAAACAACTCAGGCTTAAACCAGTATCTGAGAAGCTAGTTGCAGAACTAAAAGAAGCTACTCCTGTTAAAACAGGTCATGCTCGTGATGGATGGCAAGTTGAATATGTTAATGGTAAAGCAATTATCACTAACGATGTTCCTTACATCAAAGAATTAAATGAAGGGACCTCTGCTCAAGCACCGGCTTTCTTTATTGAAAAAGTAGTGTTAGAAAACAAAGATGTGACTCCATCCGGTGTCATTGTGTCCTACCGCTGACAAGCCCTCTGATGGCTGACCTTTATAAGTCAATCGTCGGAGGGCTTATTTTAAGGAAATAAACATGTCTGTAGAAATTGATGTACAAACCAGATCAGACTCAGCGGATAGAGACCTAAAGAAGATTAATGATTCCTTAAATGGGATTAAGAAAACTACTGATAGCGTAACTAACTCGCTGGGTACAATGGTTAAGTCGTTAGCACTTGGTGCTTTCTCACTTGGCTCGTTTGGTATCGTAGTAAAGATTTCAGATCAATTTACTGATCTTGGTAATAAAATTGCCTTGGTAACAGGCCGTACTAAAGAGCTTGTTTATGCTCAGCAACAACTGTTAGATATTTCTGAACAAACACGTGGTTCCATTGAAGGTACTGCCACATCATTTGGTGTGCTTGGTCGTTCTTTGAAAGCAACTGGTGCTTCTACTGATTCAATCCTGAAGGCAACTCGTGCTGTTCAACAAGCTGTAGCCATCTCTGGTGCCAGTGTTGAGGGTGCTAACGGTGCTCTCATCCAGTTAGGTCAGGGCTTAGGTTCAGGTGTCCTTCGTGGTGACGAGTTTAACTCTGTCTTGGAACAGACTCCTCGTATCATTCAAGCCATTGCAGATAATCTGGGCTTGTCTATCGGTCAAATGCGTGGTCTTGCTAACGAAGGCAAGTTAACTAGTGATATCGTATTTAAAGGCCTCTTAAGTCAAACAGATAAGCTTAACAAAGAATTTGCTTTGATGGCTCCTACTGCTGGCCAGGGTATTCAGCTAATCAAGCAATCTACCGCTGAGTGGGTTAATGAGTTGCTGCTAGGCTTGGGTGCTAGTGAGAGTCTTGGTACAGGCCTTGTAGCAGTAGCTCATGGTATTCGTCAGTCAGCTAAAGGTATCGCAGTAGATGCTGCCATCTTTGCTGCTAATGCTAAACTAATGCTGGCTAATGTTGCAGTGATTGCAGTACCATTGATTAGCATCTTTAAATCCTTGGGTGATCAACTAGTAATGGCAATGCCAAAGGTATGGTTTTCTCGTACTCTGATTGGTGATACTAAGTATGCATTCCATGAGATTGATGCTTACTTTAATAACTTCTTCTCACAAACAAATCGTGATGCTAAGTACTTCTTAACTGATTTGTTTACATTTAATACCCCAGTCGAAAAGGCCATTAAACAGATTCGTCGTTTAACTACTGATGCATTTAGTGGTGTTCTATCTACTGGTAGTCTTGCTTCGTTCTTTAATACAAATGTTCTTTATCAATATGGTAAAGCATTTAGAGAACTCGCAGTAGCTGTACAAGCTAATTCCTCAGGTTTCTTTGTAGCTTATCGTAACTTTGGTCGTTCAGTTAAATCAGCATTTGATGGTGTACTTATCTACTTTGGTTTGATCAGTGATACTATTGTCCGTATCCAAGTTGGTGCTGTAGATCCATTGATGAGAAGTTTTGCACAGCTGATTCGAGGTATTAGTGGTATGCAAGTTAAACTAGTAGACTTCAAACGAGTAATTGAAGAACTGCTTGGTGATACTTACATTGGTGTGATTAACGCTCTAGTGGATGTACTCAAAGTAGCACCTAGGGCTTTAGTACAAGCAGCCGTATCAGTATTCAATGCTCTCTTCGCAACAGTAGATAAAGTTGCTACTGCTCTTGGTCGTGCTTGGGATAATAAGTTTTATGGCCCAGTAGCACTTAGTATTATTGGTATCCGTAAGCTTCGTGCTGAGTTTGATAAATTCGGTAGTGTAACTCTCGGTAACAATACATTCCAAGATGTAATCTCTGGTGCTGTAGATATGGCTCGTAAAGCAGGTACAGCAATCAAAGATTTCAGTGTCAAGGTTATTCAATACTTCTTCGAAATCTGGGATGCAGTTATCGGCCACTCATGGTGGACTGACACTGTAGAAAGTGTAGTTAATACTTCTAAGTCTTTGCTGAGTGATACTCGTAATGGGCTCACTAAGTTCAGTGACTTTGTTATTAACACTTTCAAAAATATTTGGTCTAATGTAACTGGCAAGTATGGCTGGGATGACATCATCACTTCAATGTCTGATGGTGCTGACAAGCTTGCTACTAACACCAAATCTGGATTTGACCGTTTTAAAGCCTATATCGCTAGTGGCTTAGATGAGATTAAAGGTGGCTCTGTTGATATGCAAGATCGCCTTAAGATGGGCGCTGTTAAGCATATTGGTAAATCCTTCCTTCGTGAGATTCGTTATAACCTTACATATGATCCTGGTGCTGCTACTAAATTTCAGCATTGGTTGGATGCATTAACTCTTCAAGTACCACTACAAGTTTACCAAATGGCTAGTGCTACCGGTAAAGCAATTGACAGCTTTGCTAACTACGTTATTAAACAGTTTAAACGTATCTGGGATGAAGTAATTGGTCACTCTTGGTGGACTGATACAATGGATGATGTAGTTAGTCAATCCAATAGTCTTTTGACTCGCGCTAAGAAAGGTCTTGATAAGTTCAAAGCTTATGTAGGTAAACTATTCCGTGAACTTACTGGTCAAGCATCTCTTGGTGATAAAATTGGTGCTAACTTCGCTGGTCTTGGTGATATCCTTAGTAACGTAGCCGATAGCTTTGGTCAGAAACTTAAGAAAGCATTTGAGCTGCTTAAGACTGAAGCCCCTGAAATCCTCAAAGTAATGGGCTTAGCTCTTGCTGGGTTTGGTTTGTTATTCTTCCCAGCTGGTGCTATCAAGACAATCTTGGTTGCTGTAGTTGGAGAATCAATCCTTACTGCTACCGCACTTATTGCTGAGAAGTTTGCCGGTGGATTGTTTGGCACTAGCTTCATTATGTCTTCGTCTATTGCTATGGGTAAGGTTGCTGGTTACTTTGCAGTACAATTTGTGAAAGAAATTCCACAGTTTGTTAACGCATTAACTGGTATTGCTTCCGGCTTTGTACAAGGCTTCTTGTCGCAGATTCCATTGATTGGTACAGCCCTCTCTGGTGTTTTGAGTGCAGCTACTGTAATTGGCACTGCTGGTCCTTTAGGTTTAATTGGCGCTTACTTCTTTGGTAAGAGTATTCTACCAATTCTTGCTAACTTTAAGTTCATGGAGAAGCCATTAAAATTATTCGCTAAATTCGGAGCTTGGGTAGAGTTACAAGCAGCTGGTACAGGCATCCTACAACGATTCTTGTTTGGTGTAGTAGGCCCTGCTAGAATGATTGCTGGTGTAGGCTTGCTGTTATCCTCACTTGGTGGTTTTGATAGCCTCTTTGGTGATTCAGTTATTGGTCGTACTGTTACAGATGGTGGTTTATTATTCTTACTGCTGTATGGTGATCGTGCTCGTACTATTGCAGCTGATGCTATTTATGGCTCTATCGTAACCCCGCTTATTGCAGCTGTCCAATCAGTATCCCGTCGTGTAAGCTTTGGTGGTACTAACTTGTTTGATATCATCTGGGGCAGTAGTGGTCCTGCATTCTTTGCATCTGCTAAAACTTGGTTGACGACTGCCTTTAAGAAGGTTGGAGACATTGTAGTAGAGTATGGATCTACTATTGGTCGTCGTGCTATTGACATCGGTAAACTATTCTTGTTTGGTAGTGATCCTGAACAAACTACTGGTAAGTTTAAAGCTGCATTCCAAGCTGCAATTGATACTATTAAGAATGGCTTTACTAAGCTTGGTGAGTTCGCTAAGAAAAGTAACTTCATTAAAAATCTGTTTGAAGGTGATGGTGGCCCTAGTGGTATTCAGAAAATCATTGCTAAGATCAAAGGTATATTCACCACTGCGTTAGTGCCAGAAGGCGGAGAACATTTACCTGAAGGTCAAGCCGGTCCAGGTCGTCCTGCTGGAGCCCCCGCTGAAGGTCCAGTTAACCGTCCTGCTGGTGGTAGTGCTGGTGATGCTGCAGCTGAAGCTCTTCGTCGTATCCGTGAAGGTACTGATGGTCTTGAGCGTCGTGCTGGTGAAGTAGGTGGTGAGACTGGTATTCTTGGCCGTATTTTCTTTGGTCGTTATGGTAAGCTAGTGGTTGTTGGTTTGGCTTTGCTTGCTTTTGCTGGTATTGCTAGTGCTGCTGAAAGTACTTCCCAAGATATTGGCTTGAAGAACTATAGTGTGTTTGATGGTGTTATGTCTAACATTAAATACTACTTCAAGAATGACCCAATCAAAGCTTGGCTTGGTACTATTGGTGCTACTACTGTTGCAGCATTCTTATTGATCCCAGGTTTGATTCGCCCTGCCATTATGGGTGTAGCTTCCTTGCTTGCTACTGTACTTGGTCCTGCCTTTGCACGTATGGCTGCTGCTATTGCATTCTCATTTAATGCTGGTCCTCTAGTAAATCTTGGTGGTCAAGCTGAAACATTAGCTGCCTCTATTGGTTTGTCTATGGCTAAGATTAAGAGCTTTACTGCTGCAGCTGCTATTGGTGGTGGTATTGGTGCTCTGGTTGGTGGTGATGGTCAAACAGCTGCTATCTTTGCTGGTATTTCTGTTGCTGCTGTTCAACTGTTTACTATGTTGCCAGTTGCTGCTAGAGCCTCCATGGCTGCTACAATTGCTTCTGTACGTTTAATGAGCATTGAGTTTATAGCTAGCTTTGGTACTATTGGTGAAGCTGCTTCTGTAATGTGGGGTTATATCCTTGGCCCAATCGGACTCATTATCGCTGCTACTTTAGGCTTGGGTGCTGTACTGACTGCTGTCTTTGGTGAAGGTGATACCTTTGGTGAGAAGCTGGATGATGTATTCCGTCGTATGCTTGTTAGCCTTGGTCTGCTTCAGCAAGGTGCAACTGTGCTTGGTGAGAAGCTTGAAAAGGCAGTCCCTAATAACAAGCGTAAGTTTGGTATTATTGATGTTGAGTATAGCTTTAAGAGTGTAGACTTTACTAAACTCGATTCGGGTGCCAAAGAGAATGCTACTAAGCTTACTGAGAAGTTGGCTGAAGTTGTTTCTAAAGGCCATGAAGAGCAAGATCAGTTTGGTGAAGTATCTAAGATAACCGCTGATAACATTACTACAGTCAATAAACAGCTTAATAACTACATTAAGAAACTTGAGGGCATGTCTCGCAAGGATATTAATGATAGTCTTGGTGATGCCAACGAGTCTAACCAGACTAAAATTGGATTGACTGATTGGAGCACTAAGATCAAGCAAAGTGGCCTTGACAAAGAATTGTTTATGGCTGCAAGCAAATTTACTGACATTCTTAAAACTGATCAGAGTAACCCTGCTGCCCTTAAAGGTTTGGCAGATCTGAGAAATAATAAGAATACTTCTTTGTATCGTGCTAACTATAAAGAAGCGGATCCCTATACTAAAAATCTTCAAAGTATTTATAGCAAGATTGATGGTAACGCAATGGATCTGGGTAGTGATCCCAATATGTCTCCTTATGAGAAGAATAACAATAACAGGATTTCTACACGTTTTAGTAATTCCTCCTTAGAGCTTGAGAAGGCTAATGCAGCTTACGCTGATGCTAAAGAGACTTCATTTGCCCCATTCAGTGGTAAGGATCCAAACCTTATTGCTGCTAGTACTAATCGTGATGGCGCTCGTGCTGCTGCTCTGTTCGATGCTAAACAAGTATTAGCTATCCAGACTGTAAACAAAGCTGTTGCTGCTTACCAAAAGAAACTAGGTGACCTCGATACTCAGATGACTAAGGTTGGTTTGACATTTGAAGACAGCCCACTGTTTACTGCTGGTAAGGGCTCAGATACTGATAGTTATGGCTTTGCTGTAGATCGTTTGCAAACACGTATCAATGAGCTTGAGCAGCTTGTTAATGCTAGTAAACGTACTAAAGATGCGGCTGGTGCTTTGGCTAATTTCCTTTCTGTCCGTGATGCTAAGAGTAGTCTTGTTTTAGATCAGCGTCAAGGTGCTGATATGAATACTTTGAATCCAGATGCTTTGGCTACTAAATCCTTCGATAAGGCTGGTGTTACATTTGATGCTAAAAGTCTTTCTTCTTTGTCTCCAACCTTCAATCTTCAGCTGGCATACATGGCTCAAGCATTGGAAAAGAATAAAGCTAAACTTAATCTGAAAGAGTACATCATTCGTGATGATATGACTTCAGATGAGAAGACTCGTATTGCATCAATGATGGCTGGCGTTAAAGCTGAAATCGCTAAAGGTGCAGATGACATTAATCGTGTCTTTATTGAGAAAGCGTTTGCTGCTGGCACCTCTAGCTATCAACGTAATAACATGCTTAAAGGTATGGGTGTTCAAACACCTGATGATGTAGCTACCTACAGTTCTGATGACAAGCTTAAGGAGTACCAAGCTAAAGAAGCTCAGCTTAAAATCATTGAAGACTCTATCAGCAATGCTACAGTTGATCCAAATATCAGTGATGATAAGTATAAAGCATTTAAGAAACAAATTGCTGCTCTTCGTTATGAGTTGACTACTCTTGCACCTGTATCTAAGACTGCACAAGCTAGCCTTGAACGTTTAGCTACTGTTAACTTCAGTATCACTTCTACTCAAGTCTCTAAGATTCCAGCTGATGTTCTTAAATCACAATTGGCTAATGCTGATCGTATGAAAGTGATTAATGACCAATTAGCTGATCCTGCTGGTATCTCCCTAGACACACAAAAGAGTCTTGGTGCTGAGCAAGCTAAACTTCGCCGTCAAGGTGACGAAGCTTCTGCTAAGTATATCCCACGATCGTTTAGTGATAAGCTGTCTGCTATTAGTAGCGCTGGTGCTAATATTGATTTGACAAGTGCTCTGAAGCTACCTTCTGGTACTGTTGACCAGTATACCAAGATTGCTGATCAGATTGCAATCATGCAACGCCAAGCTAGTGACATGAATCTCTCCAGTAAACAAGTTGAGAAACTTGGTGTTTCTTATCAAGTTGCTGTTAAACAGCTTCGTGCATTGACTGAGTCTAGTATGGATTATGGTCAGCAATTAACATTTGTAAATGCTCAATTTACTGATGCTAAGATCACTCCAGAAGAATGGGGCCGTATGCAAGATAAGCAGCGAGTATCCTTGGTCAAACTTGCTCAAGAGACTCGTAACTACTCTGAGTTGTTGGATGAAAGTCGTAGTACTGATCCTGTAATAGCTAAGAAGGCATTGGATACAATCAAAGCCAATAACAAAGCTGCTCTGGAAATGACTACCACTCGTAACTCTACTAAGCGTGGTTCTGACCTCCTTACTAAGGCTGGTGTGACTGTGAGTGATACTGATTATAGCCAAACTAAGATTGCCTCCAGGCCTGATTTGGAAGCTATTGCTCAGAAAATTATTACTCAGACTGATCAACTCGATGGTTTGGATGCTGCTACCCGTAAGGTTGCAGAGGCTAGCTTGACTGATATGCGTAAGTCACTTGTAAAAGGTCTTGCTGTCGCTACTCAGTCTAAAGGTGTTGATAAGCTGAATAAGGCTGGTATTACTATAACTGAAGATGCTTACAATACTATCTCAGATACTCGTCAGAAAATCTTGGATGGCTATGTTGATGGTATTACCAAGCAACGTGGTATCTTGGCTGATGGTGGTGCTAGTGAACAAGCCCGTATGACTGCTCAAATTACTATTGATCAACTTCAAGATAAGATTGGTCGAGAAATTACTTTGTATACAATGAAGAAAGAGGATTCCCCAGCTTATCAAGCCGGTATTACTTTCGCTCAAAATATCACTCAAGATGTCGGTGATGGTATCTCTGAAATTCTTAAAGGTAAAGAGACAGGTCGTCAAGCTTTGACACACTTGGCTGATACATTTACTAACGGTATCATTGATAGCTTTGTAGGTGGTTTAATGAATGGTATTACAGGTAAATCTGGGTTTATTCAGAAAACACTTGCTAGCCTTACTTCAGGTATCTTTGATATGGCTTCTGGTCTCTTTGGTGCTGATCCACAGAAATCTGAGAAGGACTTGTTGACGTCTGCCACTATTGATGCAACTGCCGCCACTCGTGCTCTGACCGCTGCCTTGGGTGGAACCCCTGATGCCCTCGCAGGAGTGCTCCCCGGTGGTGCAGGAACGGGCCTAGACGCCTCCGGCATGGCGATCGCTGGTAAGAGTGATCCCACGTACGATGCCACTGCCCTGCGCATGGGTGTGACCACTCTGGGAGGCACGCTGTCAGCCAGTAACATCACTCTGGGGAGCGTGCTCAGTTTGGGTATCAAGACCATGGGTGGCTCGCTGGGTGTCGCCTTGCAGGGCCTGGCTAGCGTCTTGGGCGTGTCTGGTGGCAGTAGCTCGGGTGGCTTGCTCGGCACTCTGGTAAGTACTGGTCTTTCCTTGTTTAGTGGAAGTAGTGGTGGCTTTACTTCTTCCGCTACAAGCGATGCTTTGCTTAGCTCTGTATCAGCTGGTACTCTTAGCTCTGGTACATCTGCACTTACCAATCTTGATTGGATGGATGGCATCAAGACTACTGGTAGCTATGCTGTCGGTGGTATTATCCCTGGTGCTCGTGGTATGCCTAAACCAATTATGGCTCACGGTGGTGAAGTGATCCTTAACGCTGCTCAACAAAATGCTTTGTTACATGGCGGTGCAGGTAAATCTGAACAAGCCTTTAATATCAGTGTCACAGGTGATATTTCTCGCCAGACTCGTTATGAGATTCAGAAAATGATCCCTCAAATTGCATCTGGTGTAAATCAACATAATTATGAAAATGGTAAATCGTCGTAATGTAGTTAACTGTTGAAAGGAAGGTGATCCTATCTCTTCTAGTATATTTACCGTATACTAGTTGCTTGCTGTAGCTGCTGTAACGTAGTATAGTTTCACTCGGTGTATTTAACTAATGCATCATGAGCTCTTTAGATTGTTAGAGAGCTCATCTTAGATTAGTTACCAAATAGGTATCTTAAATTAAATAAGGAATATTATGTCTGGTATTTTGTTATCTGCAACAAACTCTGGACTTGATTCAGAGATCGCAGTAGAATTTTCTACACCATTAAGTGTAATATCAAATCAACCTGTATTTGTATCTGAAGCAGCTTCTCTTAAACAAACTGTAACTTCGATGAATGTACAGCGCTGGGAAATAGAAGCTAACTTGATGCCAACCAACAGTTCTGAGAATGCACTTATTCATTCAGTAGGTAGTGGGTACCATCAAGTGATGTATCTTCGTATGCCACAAGTTTATCGAATTAATAAAAACCCAATTGATGTAGCTACAGTATCTTTGGGTCTTGACAATCTAAGAGGTTCCACTGCAATCGCCTTGGTGGGTAATGCTTCTGTAAGAGTTGGTAAAGGTGAGTTTATCAATATTGGTAATGATCCAAAAGTGTACTTGGTAGTTGGTATTACTACTGATGGATCCGCTGCTCAAATTAGACCATCTCTCAGAACAAATGTAAATGCTGGTGATTTGATTAAATACGGTAAATACTGTACAATGGCTGCAAGATACGACTCTTCTTCTGTACTTGGTATTAAATATACAGATGGTGTGATGTCTGATCCAGGCTCTGTTAAATTTATTGAGGCTTTATAATGAAAAATATTAGTGCTGGAGTGCTAGAGTTACTGGCTTCCAATAGCATCATGCATTATCACTTGGTCAAGATTGGACCATTTATCGATACCGATGGTAATACACAAACTTATCGTCATACAACTGTTGCAGGTGGTATTACTATCTTAAATGATGGATTCTATACTGACAATAATTATTTAGTAGCTGTTGATCCACCACGACAGTCTGCTGCTGTAGATCGTGAAAGTTTTAAGGTAACTTATGCTGATCCCACTTTTGAGTACAGAGCTTTGTTTGAGCAGGGCTTTATGGGTATCCCAATTACTGTGTATTTAGGATTCTTTAATACTCTGGAAAAACTAGTAGGTGGCCCAATTGATGCTAACACTAAATTGTATCCACAGGGGGTTATCGAGGGTATGCCATTAGAGTCACCTGATGATATTATTATTATCTATCAAGGAACCACAGATACACCTACTTATTCGATTGACTTGAAAGGTGAGATTGTAGCTACTCTGGAATGTACTTCACCAATGGGTGCTCTTGGTATGATTCGTTCTATGATGACCAATCGAGAAACTTTGAGGCAGGAATACCCTAATGATACATCATACGATGAATTGTTTATTGGGTCATCTGGTCTCGCTCTTCTGTGGGGTAAAGTATAATGGCGCTCTTAGCTGGTGTAACAGCATTCCAATGGATCATGGCGGCATTTACTATCGCTAGTGTGGTCTACCAACAACAACGCCAAAAGAAGTTAGCCGCTGCCGCCGCCGCCGCTGCTGACGCTCAAAAGGGCTTTCAAGTAACTACTGAGGGTGAGATTTCATCTCTTAGTGTTTATTATGGTCGCAACAAAACAGGTGGGACTCGTGTATTTCATAAGGTGTCTGGTAATTACAATTATGCACCACCTGCAACAACGGGTGTAGCATTTACCTCGTATGGTGACGCTCGTACTCAAACTGAAGTAGAGACTCAAGTTCAGATTTATGGTGCATCGATGTTTGTAGATATCGATGGTGTCCCCACGACTGTAGCAATTAGTGGAGTGAATCTTGACTCTACACTTACTGCAACAACCCTTACTGTCAATTTATATACCGATAAATTTAATCCGTATATCATTGCACAATCTGAGCTAGCTAATGGTTATATCACTCTTCAGCACCAACCAATTGTAAGCTACTCTGATGGTACTCGTAATACAACAGTGACATCTGCTAATTATCGTATTAAGGCATACACTACAGACACTCATATTCTTGAAGTTTATTTACCAAGTGCTGTTCTTGCATTGTCTAATACTGGTATGAATTCTAGCATTGCTAATACCAAGAATGAGTTCTTATTTATTCAGCAGGCAATTGGTTACAAGGGTATTAGTGCTGTTTACTGCATGGATATTAATGAGGTAGATTACCGTGATGAAAGCTTCGGAGACTCCTCCCGAGTACACGTCTACCTAGCTGGTAATGTAGCCGATCCAATGATGGGCTCAAACTTCTCTGCCCGTAACCAAGCATTGTTCCCAGAAGCGGCTTATGCTAGCGGTGTATTTAGACTTAACCGTGATGCACCACAATATAATGGTATCCCATCACTTACTTTCTATATTGAGGGCATGGGTGTAGCACCTGTTATAGAATCGTCTGGGGCTATTGGTAATACCTACTCTTTAGGCAATAAGCGTTATAGCAATAACTCGGCTGAATGCTTGCTTGATTATCTGATGAATGCTGATTACGGTCGTGGTCTTACGGCTGATCAAATTGATTTAGAGTCATTCTACAAAGCAGCTCGTATTTGTGGTATCGTAGTTCCTGTTGCTGGTACTTTAACTGATACAAGTCTCCAAGGTAAACTGTGGACTGAAAAAGGTAAAACCGTTCAGAAAACTATCAAGCTATACGAATGTAATATGGGTGTTGATACAACCAAAAGTATTCGTGATAACATTGACATCCTCCTTGAGACAATGGGTCGTGCTGAGTTAGTTTGGTCTTCTGGTAAATATAAACTTCAGTTGGAATATCCAATGGAGTTTGGTGCTGCACATATTACGGCTATTAATATTACAGGTGAAGGTGCTGCTAGAGCTCTTGTATATGGCTCAGGTGTTTACAATAAAGGTGATGTAGTTCAATACCCACCTGGCTCTGATTCTGCTGTAGACTTATATGAAAGTACAGTAGATAATAATAGTAGTACGCCGGATGGTGATAATAATCTGCAATGGTCACGTACTGTTATAGCAGCATATATTACTGATGATGATATTGTAGTAGATGAGAAAGTAACACAAGCATGGCCATCTAGTCAGGATAAGCTTAACTATTATACTGTAACTTTTAGTAATGAAGCTAAAGACTTCGCTCAGGATAGTGTTTCTTGGCCACCTAAATTTACTCCAGGTGGAGTTTACGAGACTTATCTCAAAGAAGATAACGGTATTGAACTTGAAGGCACCACCTTCCAAACGGGTGATAGCACTTACTATAATGCATTAGCTACTGCTGAAGAGAAAGTTCGTAGCTCTCGTGCAATGAGTACTTATAGCATTGGTGTAAATATTAAGTATTCTAACTTAGAGCCTGGTGATCTTATCAGTGTTACTAGTGAGATTATGGGTATTGGTGGTGAGCTAATGCAAGTTCAAGAGATTAAGGTGGATGACCATAATGTAGCTGTTGTTACTGCTGCTAAATATGATGCTCGTAACCTTGCTTGGAATGCCAAAGATGATCAAGTTGTTGCTCAGCGTAATATTTACGATACAGATATTGGTCAAGCTTCTAATTTAATCTTTAGTGCTAGTGCTCTGGTTAATGGTTTCTCCTCTGGTGTTATTTCCTGGAATCTCGCTCAAGATACTCGTGTTAAGCGGTATAGTGTTAAGCTGTCTTCACTAGCCATTTCTCAAGTAGATGAATCAACTGTATGGACTGAGATTGGTAGCACTGATGGTCAGAGCCTAGATATTCCTTATCTCAAGGCTGGTAGTTATACAATTGCTGTAGTATCTGTAGATGGTAATGGTGTTTTAGCGCCTTTCTACAATATCAAGTCAGGTTCCCGTTGGCCGATGATTAGCGCTGCAGCTACTATCTCCGCTGTGGGTGTTAGCGTAGCACCTCTGACTCTGTACAAGCGATCTAATTCCGTTCTTACTGTTGCTCCAGTTAATCCTACCATGCCTTATGGTGGTACTTATAACTTTGTAACGTCTGAGCAAACACAGATTCCAGATGGTTGGTATCCTTTTATTCCAGAAGGCACTGCAGCACTTTATATTTCACAATGTAAAGCTACTGTACAATACCCTCAGATCATTGATGATACCTTGGATTGGAGTGTCCCAGTACTGTTTACGGCTAATGGATCATCTTCACATACATTGACTGCTTACACTCGTGGCAATGCTCAAGTACCACCAGTTGGAGGTTCTTTTACCTTTCCTAATGGTGCTACTGGGTTTCCGTATGGTGTACCTCCTACTAGTCCAGATGGCGTAGTATGGTCAATGACAATTCCAGATAGTACTGGATCTAGCCTAGTATACACAAGTATTGCCTTGGCTACATTACCAGGCACTGAAGGTATTAATACTAATGATCTTGTATGGTCTCAGCCTGCTGTATTGGTTAGTCCTGCTAATCTTACGGCTACTGTGTATCTATACAAATGGTCTACAGTAACTGAAACTGGCCCGACAACTGGTACTACTGATTATGCTTGGGTAGATGGAAGCCAAAGCAATCTAACAGTTAATAACGGTTGGTCTATCAGTGTCCCAGCTAATGATGGTACTCCTCTACTTAAGCTGTATCAAGCTAAGAAGAATATTGTAGCTGGTGCAGGCACATCTATCAGTACAATTGACTGGTCTAAAGATTTCATTATTGAGCAAGGTGCACAGAACGGTACTGTTGGTTATCAAGTTGGTTATGCTACAGTCAAACAATGGGCCCCTACTATACCTGTAGCCCCAGCTGGACCATTTACTTACACTTGGTTAGATGGCTCTGTTTCTAGTGTACCTGATGGTTGGTTGATTGATCCAGGTGAAGCACCTAGCTCTAGTTTGACCATGTATAGTGCTGTTGTCAGGATGTATGATAGCACTGCTAACCTTACTAGTGATTCAGATTGGGGATTGAGTGCTATTACTGCCATTGCCTATTCTGGTGTAGCAGGCTCAGATGGTGTTGCTGGAGCCCAAGGATCCTCTGCTCGTGTTTGTTATACTAAAACCACATTGGCATCATTAGCATCCCAACCTACGACTATTGTAGTTGCGACTGATGCTATACCTCCACTTAATAGTTGGGGTGCAGGTGTTAACTGGTCATTTCTACCAGGGGCGTTGGTAGCTGGTCAGTTTCTATATCAGAGTAATGGTATTTATAACCCGACTACTGATAAAACTACTTGGTATGCTCCTTACCTTAGTAATCTAAAAGTTGGTAACTTAAGTGCTATTACTGTCAATACCGGTGATTTAAATATCTCGGGTACTATCAAAAGTGCTAATGGCAACTTTATCGTTGATAGTTTAGGTGCAGTCACTGCTAAGGCAATTACTATTACTGATGCAGCTGGGAATGTTGTATTAGCATCAGGTGCTTCTGGTATTGATTACAGTGTAGTTCTTGGTACTAAGCCTCCAGCAAATGCTACTTATGGTTCTGATAGCTCTAATACAAATATTAGTTTAGTTACTGGCAACATGCTTACTAATTCAGCACCATTCTCTATTGCTACAATGAATCAGACTTATGGTTGGTTTCCTACTAACTCAAGTGGTGGTGCATTTATTGGCGGTAATATCAATGACTACGGTTTGACTACTTGGCATCCTAATGGGTTTGGCTCAGTTTTCTGTTCGTGGGCTGGTACACCAGATATAAATCAGCTATTAGTTATTTACTACATTAAGCAACAACCTTGTGTTGCTGGTCAAAGATACCAAGCTAGTGCTTACATGAGTAGTCATCGTTGTAGTGGCAGTGTTAATATACAATTTTGTGATATTAACGGTAATGAGATTGATAATGGCAGTTCAGCTACTGTAACAGATTCACCTGGTAATACGACACCTGTATCTAGTTGGCCAAGGCCCTTTGTATTTAGAGTGGCACCAGCTAATGCTTGTTTTGTGGTTATGAGATGTTTTGGTAATACTCGAGGTCCAACTAGTGACGGTTCTGGGGATAATCCTTATATCTTTACGTCTGGCTGGTATTTAGGGCAAGCTCTCCCTGCTCAAACAGTGCCTACACCTTGGGCTGATGGTACAGGTGCTGCATTTGGTGTTAATGTATCTGGTCAGATTACTGCTGCTACTGCTTCCACTTATATCGCCAACGCTGCAATTGCTAATGCTCAAATCGGCAATGCTGCTATTAACTTGGCTAATATTAACGTAGCAACTATTGGTGTCTTGTCTGCTCTTACTGCTAATGTTGGATTGCTTCGTACTGCTACTATTGGTGGCCGTCAAGAAATCTCTGCTAACTATCGTAAGATCTTTAATGATCAAGGCACTCTTGTAATGCAGGATGGAGATTTAACCGCATGACATTCGGCTTAGAAACATGGGTCAATGGAATCCCCAATATAACACCAGATGGTGCTGGGGGTGTCTATTTAGAAACCCTTACTCAAACACGGTCGATGGCGCTGACTCGCACTTACACAGGTATTGTAGGTATGTCACTACGTGTATTTCAAGTAGGTGCGGGTGGGTTTACTTGGGCAACCGGAGTCGATGGCTCTGGTAACCCTTATATAACCTTTACGGCTATTGCTTCTACCTATAATGAACAAACTGCTATTTTATTAATGTTTGCTATATGACATTTGGTGTACGCCAAAATACCGCTAACGGCTGGCGGCAATCTGATGGTACTTACATGGTACCAGAGTTTATTGGAAAGATAAATATCACCTCTGCAATTACTGAAGCCTATAATGGCGGAGAAAATAATTTCCAAGTTACTCGCTATGGTGGTCCAGTACCTTATAAGGGTGGGCGTGGTGTTATGATTTTCTGGACAATACCAGATACCTCCAATGATGTTTGGTATTGGCCGCAGGATCAGTATATCTACCCCAATACAGGTGAGTCCTTTAACGCTGGTATGGACATGATTAAACAATTAGGTACTGCTACTCCTGGAACCCCTGAAGGTTATGCATTTGCTTTAGACTTTTGTACTAAGTCTGATGCTAACTACGGTAGGCGTATTTGGAACCCTGATACTGGAAAACTCATATTCGACAGTGGGCATAAACTACTCAATATACAACAAGTTGGTACTCTCGGATTCTCTGCATCTGGTATAAACTCTTATGGTTTCTCGCTTCCTGCAAAACCTGCTATCTTAATTCCTCGTATTTATAGAGATATAGAAGACTTCACAGGTTCGCTAGATACAAGTAATAATGGTAATAGTGAATTTACAGAATACTTAGGTGCTGTGAGACGCCGTGGTAATGTTATTGATACACGTATGGTTTTGACTGATAATATGAATGCACCTGCTTCTAACTTTGGAAGAGCTAGTTATCACCAAGATCAAACATACGGTAACATTAACGGTGTATTTATGCCAGTAATCAATGCATCACTTTATGATTGACATACAATGATAGTAAAAGAATATATTACTCCAAATCATGCTACAACTACTTACCATCAAGTTCGTAAGGTTAGCAATGATTTTGTAAACAACTATACTGAACTAGTAGTTTCTAGTTTTATTTCTGAAGCCTCTTACACAGCTAAGGCTGGAGTTACCTGGACTAGTCAGCTTAATGTACCAGCTGGGACTCTTAGCGGTTTAAATCTAGCTGATTGTGAAAATTGGCTTACCACATATGCAGGTAGCCCTCTAGTTGGTGGATCTATTGTGCTTGACCCTAATGGTACTCTGGCAGACGCTCAGGCTAAACAGATTACTCTTATCAGTGCTGCTTGCTCTAATCAGATCATGAACGGCTTTGACTCTTCAGCTTTGGGTTCTGTTTACCATTACCCGGCTAAGGATCAAGACCAAGCCAACCTAGTAGCTTCTGTCTTAGATTCCACTCTGCCAAACAATGCTGCTGATTGGTCAACTCCATTCTGGTGTGAAGATGGTACTGGCGTTTGGGCTTACATTCCACATAATGCTGCTCAAATCCAGCAAGTAGGTCGAGATGGTAAATTGTCCATCCTGACTTCTTTGTCTAAGAATCAAGCGAAGGCTACACAAGTAATGGCTGCTACTACGATTGATGCTGTTCTCGCAATCGAATGGAATGATACAGTAGCCCCTGTTAACACTGTGGTTGTTAATCCGACTCTAGATCCAACTACGCCATAATGTTAATTATTCGTGACATAGCTTCCTATGATGAGCTAAAGAGCTGTGTATATATGTCTTGCGGGCTATGTTACGATCCATTATTTCCGTATGATGTTAGATATGCTTTAAAGAATTTATTTAATGTTATGCAACAAAAGCAATTCTTTAAAGTAATAACTGAAGATGATGAAATAGTAAGTTGGGGTTGTGCTTCTGTAAATACACCTTACTTACATAGCCGTGAAAAAGAACTAGGGTCTATATACTACCAAACAAAGCTCAAAGGTATAAGAGCTGTTAAATCTTTAAAACTATATCATGAATCTATGGTAGAATTTGCAACAATAAATAAAGTACCAAAATGTACATCAAGTTCTATTATGGAAACACAGGATACATTTTACAAGGTTCTTGAAAAAGCTGGCTGGATTAGGAGAGGTTGCATAATGGTTTATCTACTTGATAGTAGAGATTCCACAGTCAGTTATAACACCCAGTGTAGTCAACCAACCAGTATCTATTCACTAAATAAAGAAAGAAATAAATGAATATTGTTTACAAAAACCTGTTTAACAGTGCATACGCAGGAGTGCCTGGTGTTGTTCACCAAGTGGATCCAGTCAACTGCGCACGAGGTGTTGTTGTTACCGGTGAGGGTAGCGGCGCTTGGACTGCTACAGTCCTTATTGAAGTCTCGATGGACCGTGTCAAGTGGGCAACTCGTATGAGCTTTGATATCTCGAGTGGTTCGCCGACTAACTGTGATTCTGATCTGAAGCAAGTATTCCCATTTGTACGTGCTAATGTCTTGGTATCTACTGGTACCATCACAAATCTTTACGCTTCGATGTGCGCTTCGGAGGTATAATATGGTAGCCACTATTAAAAGCGGGAGTACTACTTCCCAAAGTGGTGATGCTGGTGGCGGTGGTTCAGGTTTCTATGCAACTCTTACTAAGGCTGCTCAAGTAGTAGGTGCAGCTATTAATGCCATCGTGCCATCTAACGTGGATTCTTATGATATTCAGTACTATCGTAATAGTGTTCTCATTGCTGCACCATTAGGTATTGCTAAACCTTACTTGCAAATTGCAGCTGATATTCCTTCTGTAGGTGCTTCTGACATTAATATCTCTGCTATCCTTAGCAATATTAAATACAAGTCCAGTAATAACCTCATCAACTCTAATCCAGTTCCTGTAGTTACCCCTACTCCAGATACGACTCCACCAACTTTCACCTCTGCTATCGTTGCCAACTCCAACCCTAGCGTTGTGATGCTAGGTGCTAGTGAAATTTTAGACACTACTGCAAGTCTATTAGCTTCTTCGATTACTATCGCAGGTCATGTAATTAACTCGTTGGCTTATTCTGGTAACCAAACTGTGTTGGCTACCTTAGCTACTCCTTTTGTCTATGGTGAAGCTGCACGTGTAGGCACTTACGTGTTGCCAGTCGCAACTGCTAATCAGATCAAAGACGTAGCTGGTAATGCAATGTTGGCATTTAGTACACTTGGTATTACTAACAATGTAGCCGCTGTAGTGGTAGGTGATACAACCCCACCAACGGCTGTTAGCGCTGCTGTAGCCAATTCAACGCCAACTCAAACGATCGTAACAATGTCGGAGGCTATGGCTTCAGCTACACTGATCCCTGGTAGTGTAACAATCGCTGGCCATACGGTGTCTGCCTTTGCAGCAACTGGTAACACTCTGGTAATCACCCATGATGCATTTGTGTATGGTGAAGCTGCTCGCAGTGTAGTGTATACCAAGCCTTCTACTGGCTTTGCTACTGACGTTGCATTGAATGCATTGGCTTCGTTTACTTTGGCGATTACTAACAATGTTGGTGCTACTACTGCAGTTCCTACGGCTCCTACTTCGTTTGCTACTAGCGTGACTGCTGGTACTGGTTTGGTTGATGGTACTTGGGTTGCACCTACTTCGCTCGGCTCTGCTCTGATTGAATACGAGATTTCGGATAATTTGGGTCGTACTCAAACTATCTCAGCACCATTACTGAATGGCCGTATGAATGGTCTGAACTATAACGGTACGACTGCTTATACCTACAAAGTTCGTGCTCGTAATACTACTGGTTGGGGTCCATACTCGAATACTTCGGTTGCTACACCAGCTGCTGATACTTACACTTACGACACTCTCGTATTGCAGATGCCTTTGGTTATAGCATATGGTGATAAACTGCTGCGCCAGGGTACCAGTAACCATGAATGGATTAAAGTACGTAACTTGAATAACTTGGTTGGTATCCATATCGGCACTATGCCAGTTGGTACTGATAACTCCGCAACTAATTTTGGTGTTGCACATACTAACTGGGTTACCTTGCCACCAGGTGGTGAGATGTACTTTGACTCGACGCCTATTGGTCAAATCGTAGGTACCATTATGACTGTTGGTGATAATGTCAGTGTCTCCATCGAAGCAAAATATCGTAAATAAGGAATAATATTATGGCAACACCTATTGTAAGTTTAACTCACAGTGAACGTGAGTTGCACGAGTATCTCCCTATTAATGTAACTAAACGAGCAAACGGTGGTTACTCTATCCTTTGTGTGGCTCGTGATGGTAGCTACATGCTAGGTACTGGCCCAATTCAAGGTCGATTGTATCAGTCTGTATTAGAAGGTGCTACTGGCTCCTGGACCATTTTGAATGCTATCGTTGGGGGTAGCAACGCAATTAATGGTGCTGTACCATCTGAGGATGGTGGTATGTTTGTAACTGGTGGTGCGGGTACTGTAAAGTTTTCTGGTGCCAGCTGGGGCACTACTGTTGCATCCCGCGCAGCAGCTACTTTTAGTGTTGTGCTTACACCTCCTGGCGGTGCTTGGTTTGATTGGAACCAAACGGATGATTGCATTGGTAGCAATGGCGTAGTAGTTGCAGCAACTTATGGTGGTCACACGGATGCTAACTCTGATCCTACCGTAACTGCTAACGTTACAGCTGCTCGCTATATTTATGCAAGTACGGATTATGGTAACACTTTTGCCATGATCTTCGATTTGTATGCTACGAGTCCGACTAACTGGGCTAATGCTAATACTACTGCAGCTGGTGGTAATGGCAATATGCACGTTCACTCTGCATGTTACGATGAATCAAATGATCGCATCTGGATGACGTTTGGTGATGCCGGTCAAGCTGCTGCTTATGTTGGTGGCTCGGCTTATAGTAAGATTGGTTATTGCGACAATTTCCGTGATGCTGTATCTGCAAATGATTTGACTAAGGCAGTATGGAATTTCTTGCCTATGCCGAATAACCGTGCACCTACTGGTCTTCAAAATACTGCTGTGCATGCCACTAAAGAAGCAGTCCTAATGACTTGCGACTCTGGTGCTGGATATCTTGTATTTGCATTGCCTAAAACTGGCTATCGTACGTTTGGAGAACCAATCTATTCAGGTAACAATGAAGGTATTGGTATTAACATTTACCGTAACTTTAATCGCACAACTACACAAATGATGTTTGCTGGATCACGCACTACAGGCGATGGTGGCCGTACAGCTATTCAAGTCAGCAACAATGGTGGTCTTACTTGGAATGAATTTTGGAGTGAGCCAGATTTGGTTACATACCCTAATCTGAAATTTAAAACAGTAACCCCATTCTTTGGTCCGTTGCCATCAGGTAAGCTTATCGCTAATTTGTCAGGCTACTCCATGTTTGTTGAATGCTACTTGGCAAATGGTGGTCTTCCTATTGACCCTACAAAATATACTACCTTTAATGCTAGTATCGTAGATGGTGGCACCATCACCCATGGTATGCAATTGATTCCACGCCGTGTATTGCCAACTGTAGCAACAGCAGGTTATGTACTTACTCTTACTGCTAAAGATGCAACCACTTTGACTTTCAGTTTGAAAGACTCGACTGGTGCAGCAGTAACTGTGGCCACCCCTATTGTTGTTAAAGCCCGCCCATAATTTAAGGATACAACATGAGCTCTCCTAGTGATAACAAGATTACCGTTGATGAAAACGGTAAATTTATTGGCCACACTTTTGATTTGGAAGGCGTTGAACATCTTACTGACCCTTTTGATGATTCTATTTCGTGCAATGCAGCAGTAACGTCTTTGTGGGTAGAACTCAACCTTTCTAACCAAGCCCAAGAGTAATTATGAATAGAGAAGATGAGTTAGCTGCTTTGATTGAGCGTATGTCAAAACAGTTAGCCGCTTCTGAGGAACAACTCCATATTACTACAGAATCCCAACAAACTAAAATCAATCGTATCGAGGCTAAACTAGATGCCAATACAGAAATGACTAAAGGTTTGTTGGATCTTTTTGCCACTTTGACTGGTGGCTTTAAAGTCTTGGGTTGGCTTGGAAGCATAGCTAAATGGATTGCAGGTGTAGGTATCGCTGCTGGTGTTATCTATGGTTGGCTACATGATATGAAAATTAATAAATAACAAGGAACATATTATGGATGTAACGATGATTCATAATTGGCGAGATGGTTGGAAGTTTCTCTCTACTCAATCGAATGCTATCGGTATTGCTCTGGCAACAGAGTATATGATGGAATACGATCGTTTAAAAGAAATGCTTCCACCTAAAGCTATGGTAGCCTTAGTAATTGCTATGTTTGCAGTTAATATTTTTCTAAGGTTTGTTAAGCAAGAAACCCTCACAAAAGAGGTTGATGATGGAACTCCTAAGTCCTAATTTCTCATTAGCAGAACTTACAGTATCCGATACAGCTGCTCGTAAAGGTATTAATAATGCCCCAACAGCAGAGATTAAAAATAGAATGATTCTTTTGGCTAATAAGCTAGAACTCGTTCGTAAGTTAGTAGGTAAGCCAGTTAATATAACTAGTGGCTATCGTTGTCCAGAACTTAATAAGCTAATTGGTGGTGTAGCTAACTCTGCCCACGTAGATGGCTACGCTGCTGATATTAATGTTAATGGTTATACGCCTAAACAATTGGCTGAAAAGATCCGTGACAGTGGTATCACGTATGATCAATTGATTCTAGAGTATGATACTTGGGTTCATATTGCAGTAGGTCCAACTCCAATTCGTCAACAAGATTTGACTATCCGTAAAGGTAGTGGATATCAGAAAGGCATTGTATGAGCTGGACTATTGCCAAGATTGCTGGTATCCTAATCCTATTGTTTTCTATTTGGTTTCAGAATTATCAGAGACATAACTTAGAAACCCAGATCACTAGCCTCACTACTAGGCTTGATACTTCCGACAAGACTATCGCGGATCTTTCTAAGGCCAATGATAAGCAAGATGCATCGATCCTTGATGGTGCTAGACTAGCTGCTGAAGCTTCTAAGAAGGCTTCTGAAGATCTTGAAAAGATTAAGTTGTCGAATGCTACAATTAAAGCTCAAGCTAAGAATATTGCTGAACAGAAATCTACTGGTGACTTTGAAGCTGATTGCAAGATACTAGAAGCTAATTTCAATCAACAAATCAAGGACTCTAAATGAAGACTGTTATGTTGATCACATTGCTCTCTTTGCTTACTGGTTGTGCGACTGCAGTTAAACCAGATGTAAGGGTAGAAACTGTTAATGTAGAAGTACCAATCAAATGTACAATAGTAATGCCAGATAAACCAATCTTGTATACCAAGAATCTCACCATTGATTCTTCATTGCTTGAAAAAGGTAACGCTCATATTGCTGAGAACTTGTCTCGTAAAGCTTATGAAAAAGAAGTAGATGTGGCGATCGCACCTTGTATTGTACCACTGAAGAAATAATAAATTATACTAGCCCTAACCTTAATCGGGTTAGGGTTTAGTTGTTATTATAAAGATAAGTTAACTCAAAAATACTGCGATTAAACAGGTATCTTATATGAAGTACGCCTAATAGAGCAATCCAGTTCTGAATCAGTTTTAAATAGCAATATAGTAATTACCGATGGAGTAACAATGAAAATTAAAATAGCATTGTTCTTACTAATTTATTTTGTATCACTATTTAAAGTAGTTGATATCCATCCAATTCATATTAAATATGAAGAGGCTGTCGTAGTAAGAGAAGCAAAAGAAGTTAAAATAAATAAGCAAGAACTTAAATGCCTTACTGATAATATACATTATGAAGCAGCCGGTGAGGGTATAGAAGGTATGAAGGCAGTAGCAGCAGTAGTCATGAATAGACTACGTGACCCTAGATGGCCAAGTACTATTTGTAAGATAGTTTATCAACCATTCCAGTTCTCCTGGACGACTTCGGGGCCGGGTGCCAGGCTCAAACCACCAGATGCCCAAGACGTAGCCAGCTTGCTCGCCTCTCAGGTGCTAGCCGCTTGGGATGGGGGTAGGCATGGCAGCAGGGCAGACGTCACCTTGGCCCAGGTTTTAGGCCCGGTCTACCTTACACAAGCCATGTTCTTCCATGCTAATTGGCTTAAGCGCTACCCATATTGGAGTAAGAGTTTTATAGTAGTAACCAGAGTAGGTAATCATATCTTTTATAGAGATCGTAAAGATGACAGTACAAAGACAGCAGGACCAATTCCAAAATCTTCAGAAGGAAGAAGACGAAGCATTAGTTAAACGCTTAGTTATTCAGACTTACTTCACAGAGAACCATGATAAGCCGCATGATGTATTCCATCAGTTGTTAGCAGAGCAGTATAAGAAAGATATTACAAGAGCACATGCAAAGGTATTAGCTTACAAAGTCATGTATAGTATTAATTTTATTAAAGGAGTTATGGATGAATCTCAAGATTTGTAAGAATGCTGGCTATGATGGTAATGGTGAGCCAGTAGCAGGTGATGTAATAAAAGCCTTTAATGGCAATCAAAAGAAGGCGAGTGCAGATGCTAAGAAGTGGCTTAGTCAAAACTCTGAAGTTGTTAAAGGCTTCTTTCCAATCTGGGTATGGGAGAATTAAATGCAACATCTAACTAAATACAGTAAATACCATCAACTTATATTTCGGAAGTACAACACAAATATTGCTCAAGAAATAGCTGTAGCACAAGCTTGGAAAATTTTGGATATATACCCTACTACACCATGCACCCCAAGCCGTAACAAGCGTGAGGGCTACTACTACGGTAAAATATTTAGTAAGCATTTTAGGTCTAATCAAAGAAACAAATTTCTCATAAGCATTGCAACATAGGGGAATTAAATGCAACATTTAATTAAAGACAGTAAACATTTTCAACTAATGGTTAAATATTTTAACGCTTCTTTAGAATCACAAATTGAAGCTACGCAGGTTAAGAGGCTGCTTGAACAGGAAACAACTCCATGCATTCCAAGCCGTAACAAACGTGAAGGTAAATTTGCTGCTGGACAAGTAATGGAGATGGAATACGTTGAGGGTTGGGGTAGTGCAGCATACCTACTCAGCTCTGAAAAGAAGCGGTACAGTAACAAGCAAATTTGTATTACACAATACGGCGAAGAAATCAAGTAATTAAACAGCAATATAACCTAGAAAGAAGCAAAATGCATGAATTCGCTAAGCAGCAAAAGAAGGATCAAGTAACTCCAAGTCGTGCAGCTGGTGCTTTGATCGCTATGATCTTCGTTTCTTTGATTGTAGTACTCGCTGCTCAACAAGTGGCTGACCAACTGCTCAAATAACTCTAAAAGAAATTGCGGAAAAAGTAGTATCTTATATGAAGTACAGAGAAATAAATAAATAGTTTGTTAACCCAAAGAAAGTTATCAATGTTACTTATCTTAGCCACCCCAGTAGTTGTTGTACAAGCCCAGCAAGTCCAAGTAACAGTACGTAATAAAGATACCGAGGCACTTATTGCTCGCCCGCGATACATGACACGTGCACAAGCAGCTAGTTTTAAACTCAGCTGGGATTTTCATCACATCGATAGTGATTGCTATATTCATATCGAGTAACAAATAGTAATTCGTAATTAAACAGCTTAACAGTTTCATAGCTCCCGTAGAAATGCGGGATGTGCCCAAATAATCCAATGTAGTTTAATGCTTAAATAGAAAGAAATATCATGGTCATCATTATCAATATCCTTGTAATCATCTCCTTAATTGCAGGCGCGGCAATGTCATTCTCAATGGCAGCCTTAGCTATCAAAGCCTTTGTTCGTTGGACTGATATCTTCGGTAAGTAATATTCAATAGCTCCCGTAGAAATGCGGGATGTGCCCAAATAATTCAGGAGAAATACCATGCTATACTTTATCATTGCTGTTGTAACATTCATCGCAATCTGCTACGTTATCGGTTCCCGTTTGCCTAAGCGTATGAGCTACACCAAGACCGGACTCGAATACTCGAAACAAGTGAACTAATCAATACCAGTTTTTAACAGCAGTACTAATCAGAAGCACTTAACTTTTTATCCATAGAGGAACAATCATGAACATCACCAAAAATGCAGCATTCGCCTTTTCGACCGCAACCAAGTTGTCAGTTGTAGCATTATTAGTGGGTCTGGTTCTTACCCATTTTAACTCGCCTGTGTTTCTGGGTATCGTGTTCATCTCGGCCACTTTCCTGATGTATACAAAAGTAGCTGGCTTGATTGTATTCTTGGTGTCGCTGGTAACATCAGCGGTTTCTAAATCCAAGGCTGATAAGGAAGTTGCTCTTAAACCTTACGATCCAAACTTCAGTTTCAATAACCGTCGCAAAGCTGCTGGGAATACGGCTACTGCTGAAGAAACACTTAGCGCTCGTATGGCAGACGCTGCTACTGCTTTCAGTCATTTGACCGAAGAAGAGAAAACCATTCTCCTCCAAGAAATGATGGCTCGTAAACGTCAGGAGCAAAAAGAATCCCAAAAGTAAGGCGGTTGTATGGATATGTCCAAACAGAGGATGCTTCGTATCTCAGGATATTTCCAAAGTAGAAATAAAGACAGTAAAACCGTTATTAAGTTCACAGAAGAGCGGATTAGAGTTGATCCAAGCTATTTACTGGAAGTTAGACGGTTTGACCCCTATGATCTTGAAGTAACAAAAGTTAAGAAATTCCAAGGTGCTTATTTTAATCCCAAGCCGGTAAGACTCATAGTAGAGTTGGTTACTGGTTTGAGGTTTTATATACCAGAAGAAAAGGTCAGTGAACTAGAGTTAATATTATCTGTATCTAGAGACACTGATTTAACCTTGTTCTAATGGTGGTACCTGCTATACCCTTTCCCTAACCGGATTGGGTATAGCCTTCTTTATTTTTTTTTTTTTTTTTTTTTTTTTTTTTTTTCTTTT